CCTAAAAGAGCTATTACCAGGTCTTAATGCGCTATTCGGTTTAGAATACGCAAGATATGGCGAAGAACACAAAGAAATCTACGAAACAGAGACTTCAGAGCGTTCATTCGAAGAAGAAACAAAACTTTCAGGCTTCTCAGCAGCACCAGTTAAAAACGAAGGCACAGCCATCGCTTATGACAATGCTCAAGAAGCATGGACAGCTCGATACAATCATGAAACTATCGCTCTTGGCTTCAGCTTAACTGAAGAAGCTATTGAAGATAACTTATATGATTCTTTATCAGCTCGTTACACAAAAGCTTTAGCAAGAGCTATGGCTTACACAAAACAAGTTAAGGCTGCTGCAGTTATTAATAACGGCTTCAGTGCTTCATACGCTGGTGGTGACGGCAAATCTTTATTTGCTACTGACCATCCACTTGTTTCAGGCGGTACAAATAGCAACACTCCAGCTACAGCAGCTGACTTGAACGAAACTTCATTGGAAAATGCAGTTATTCAAATCGCAGCTTGGACTGATGAGCGTGGTCTATTAATTGCAGCTAAACCTAAAAAACTTATCGTTCCACCAGCATTGCAATTCGTTGCAACTCGCTTGTTAGAAACTGAGTTACGTGTTGGTACAGCTGACAATGATATCAATGCTATTAAGAACAATGGTTCTATCCCAGAAGGTTATACAATTAACCACTTCTTGACAGATACCAACGGTTGGTACTTAACGACTGATGTTCCTAATGGTATGAAACACTTTGTTCGTACTCCATTAAGCAACTCAATGGACGGTGACTTTGACACAGGTAATGTACGTTATAAATCACGTGAACGTTACTCTTTCGGTTGGTCAGATCCGTTAGGTATGTTTGGTTCACCAGGTGCTTAATTAAGCATTTGATGGTAGAAAAGGTCTTCTTCGGAAGGCCTTTTTTATTTGCTAAAATACTAGCGTTTCCAGCTAAAAGTATTGTAAAATAAACATATCCAGGCACATCCTGGTTTATTAGACTGTCCTGGCAGACGCATAAAAGACTAATAAGCCTAACTTTTTATGAAGGAAAAATCATGTCAAGATCTACATTTTCAGGTCCAGTAAAATCAGGTACCAATAGATATTCACCAACTAAAAACGTTGGAACAACAGTATTAACACAAGCTACAGCATTTGCATTTACAGCTGCTGGCACAACAACAAATACATTCTATATTCCAGCTGCTAGTAAAATCTTAAGCATTACTTTTGATACTACATCAGCATTCACAGGTGGTACAGGTGCTGTAACAGTTGGTAATGTTGCTTCAGGTACACAATATGCTTCATCAACAACAGTAACATCTGGTGGTCGTGCAACTCCAACATTTACAGCTGCACAATTAACATCAATGTTATCAACTCCAATTGATGTAGCAGCAGCTAACAGCCAACAAGCTTCTTCAGCTATTGCAGTAACAGCAGTTGCAGGTGCAGGCGTAACAGCTGGATCATTAGTTGTTACAATCACTTACATTCAATCTGATGACAGATCATCATACGATACACAATAATTAATCTAAGGGGAGTTTTCTCCCCTTTGTTTATAACTTAAGGAGATTAATTATGGCAATGCAATATGATGTAAAATCTACGGCTATAGCCGCTGCTCAGACTAATTCTGCTGTATTTGCTGGCCCTGCTCGTATTAAAGGTATGGTTATTGGTGTACCTACAGCTGGCGGCACTTTAACTTTAAGAGATGGTTCTGGCGGTTCTGTAGCATTTTCAGTTGTAGTCCCTGCAAACGCAGGTGGAGTATCTAATATCGTTATTCCTGGTGAAGGAATTAGATGCGATAACGGCATTTATGCAACAACACCAGCTAGCATGACAGTAACAGTATTTTACGGATAATATATGAGCGCAGAACGTGAAGTTATAGAACACGGTGTAGAAATTAAACATATACAATCAGACGTGGATAGTATTATGGAAGATATGGAGCAATTAAAAAAACGTCTAGAAGGTATTGAGAAAACATTAGAAGAAATTAAAGGTGGTTGGAAAGTTTTTATTGCTCTTGCCACTATTATTTCAGGTATTATAAGCTGGATGGTAACGCACTGGTTAGGTAAATAATGCCAAGCAAATCTAAAGCTCAACACAAACTTATGACAGCAGTAGCTCATAATAAAAAATTTGCTAAAAAAGTTGGCATTCATCAATCTGTAGGTAAAGATTTTATGGAAGCTGACAAAGGCAAAAAGTTTAAAAAGGGCGGTGTTTCATTAGCTGTAGGACGTGGTGAAAAGTTACCAGTATCTAAAGGTGCTGGCTTAACAGCTAAAGGTCGTGCTAAATATAACGCTGCTACAGGATCAAATTTAAAAGCTCCACAACCACAAGGTGGACCTCGTAAAAGATCTTTTTGTGCTCGTATGTCTGGTATGCCTGGTCCTATGAAAGATGAAAAAGGTCGTCCTACTCGTAAGGCAGCTTCTCTTAAACGATGGAAATGTAACTAAGGAACTAATATGAAATCAACAAACCCAAGAATGGCTATGATGTTAGGACGTGCTAAAAAACGCCCAGCATTAGCAGTTAACCCAATGAAGTCTGTAGCACCTACTATGCCAGCAAGTATGCCAACAATGAAAAAAGGTGGCTGTGCAACAAAATCAGATGCAAAGATGATTGCTAAAAAAGAAGTTAAAGGTCACGAAAAATCTATGCATGGTATGAAAAAAGGTGGCATCACAGAAAAAGGCACAGGTGAAAAATATGCATCTAAAGCCGCTATGATGAGACATGAAAAAAAAGAAACTAAAGCAGAAGAAATGAAAGAACATGGCATGAAACGTGGTGGTAAATGCTACGCTGCTGGTGGTAAAACATCTCAATTATCAAAAGCTAATGGTATTGCTATCAAAGGCAAAACCAAAGGTAAAATTATTTAAGGAGTAACAAAATGGCAAAAGTAAGATATGTTGATAATAAGCCTACACTAGATAATGATAGTGATGATGGCAAATTAAGAATATTTGGTAAAACATTAGAGGAAATGAGACAAAATAGACGTGCAACAGGCGAAACATTTCCTTCTAAATTTACAAAGAATACACTTTCACAATCAAGTATTGATAATTTACAACCAAAAGTAGCTTCACGTGTTGACTTTAGTGATGAAAAAATTGGTCCTAAATTTAATAGCCCTAAAAAAGTTACTAAAAAAGAAATTACTGTTGAAGGTGATTACGGTTCAGTAGATCGTGATAATCCAGATGTTATCGGACCAGATATGGGTAAGATTAACAAAGCTGCTAAAGATATTGCTGATATTGATATGCAAGAAAAAGCAAGACGCTCTATGGGTTTTGGATCATACAAAAAAGGCGGTAAAGTTAAAAAAGCTTGTGGTGGTGGTAAAATGGCATCTGGTGGCAAAGTATCTTCAGCTTCAAAACGTGCTGACGGTTGTGCTATTCGTGGTAAAACAAAAGGCAGAATGGTTTAATTATGGCTGAAAACTACGTTAAAGCTGTAGAGCCGTTAACTGGAAAAGAAGAAGGTCTTGGTACAGGCCCTACTATATCTCCTTTAGTTGATACAATTAAAGGCAGCGTTAAAAAAATGGTAGATAGATACAATTCTTTACCTGATTGGAAAACAAACCAACAGGTAGCAAAAGAAGAAGCATCTAAAAAAACAGTTAAAAAAGCCAAAGGTGGATCTATTAAATCAGCCTCATCAAGAGCTGATGGATGTGCTCAACGTGGTAAAACTAAAGGAAGAATAATCTAATGAGAGCTTCTCGTGGTATGGGTGATATTGCTCCATCTAAAATGCCTAAGGGTAAAAAGAAAGCTCGTAGAGATGATACGGACTTTACTCAATACGCTAAAGGTGGCAAAGTAGGTCTATACGCTAACATTCACGCTAAGAGAGCACGTATTGCTGCTGGTTCTGGTGAGAAGATGCGTAAGGTTGGAGCCAAAGGCGCACCTACTGCAGCACAATTTAAACGAGCTGCTAAAACAGCTAAAAAATAACAATTGCAAATAGCGCAAATTTAGTTAAATATTTGCGTTAAAAGCAAAAAGGTAACTTATGGCATCAACTACAGGAACCACATTATTTAACCTAAACATGAATGACCTCATTGAAGAGGCATTTGAGCGTTGTGGTTTAGAGTTAAGAACTGGTTATGATTTTAGAACCGCTAGACGAAGCCTCAATCTATTAACGATTGAATGGGCTAATCGTGGTATTAACCTTTGGACGATTGAAGAAGGTCAAATACCTATGTCTACAGGACAGATTACTTATGCTCTTCCAGTAGATACCATTGATCTATTAAGCATGGTAACAAGAACAGGTAATGGCGGTCCTAACCAACAAGACATTAATATTAATCGTATCTCAGAAGATACATATTCAACTATTCCTAACAAGTTAGCTACTGGTCGTCCAATTCAAGTATGGATTAATAGACAAACTGGTATGTCTAACTTAACTACTGTATATTTAGCTGCATCTATCAGTGCAACAGACACAACAATTACACTAAGTGATGTATCAACTATTGCATCTGCTGGATTTATTCAGATTGACAATGAAATTATCTACTATCCGAATGTAGATAGCACTACTAATCAATTATTAAATTGTGCTCGTGGTCAAAACAATACAACTGCAGTATTTCATATAGCTACTACAAGCCCACGTAATTATATTACAGTGCTTAACTTGCCAACTATTAATGTATGGCCTACACCTAACTCTCCTGGTGATCAATATACATTTGTATACTGGAGAATGCGTAGAGTCCAAGATGCTGGCACTGGTACAAGTATTAATGATATTCCATTTAGATTCTTACCATGTATGGTAGCTGGATTAGCTTATTATTTAGCTGTTAAGTCACCAGCAGTAGATCCAAATAGAGTAGCATTTTTACAATCAGATTATGAAAAACAATGGGATCTAGCATCTCAAGAGGACAGAGAAAAGGCACCAATTAGATTTGTGCCTAGAAATATGTCTTATATAAGGTAATCATGGCTACCAAGTATTCAAGTGGTAAAAATTCAATTGCCGAATGTGACCGTTGTGGCCAAAGATATAAGCTCAAAGAATTAAGAAAGCTTATACTTAAAACCAAACAAATTAGTGTTAAGGTTTGCCCAGAGTGCTGGGAACCAGATCAACCACAGTTATTATTAGGTATGTATCCTGTGAATGATCCACAAGCGGTACGTGAACCAAGACCAGATGTATCTTATCAAGTATCTGGTAATACAGGTTTACAAACTGGACAAAACAATTCTTACAATATTCAAGACAATGGTTACCCACAAGATGGTAGTCGTCAGATTGAATGGGGTTGGAATCCAGTAGGTGGAGCAAGTTCATTTGATACTTTATTAACGCCTAACCACCTTATAAGTAATGTTATAATAGGCGATGTAACAATTGTCACAACTTAATTAGGAGAAACAAAATGGCATACAAATCAGCAGCTGATGGTATTACCAAAAAAGGTAAAACTAAAGGCAAAAATCTAGGTGATTCAGGACCTACTGTTGCAATTCAATCTGGTAAAGGTTCTAAGGGCGCTTCTACAGTAACTTCATTATCTATGAAGAAACTTGGACGCAATTTAGCAAGAGCAATGAATCAAAAAAAAGGTAAATAATCATGACTAAAGAACGCAAAGTTCCAGTGTCACCAGCAGAAGCTTATCCTTTAGGTCACGCTAAAGAGAATAAAGACGCTAGTGCATATACTGGATTTAAATATCCATCTGGTGGTGGTAATGACATTGGTGTTTATAAACAACCTATGCCTAACCCAAATGGCACAATGCATGAATCTATTGTTTTACCTGGCAACGGAATAGACAAAAAGAATATGTCTGTTGGCGGTGTAAGCAAAGGTAATTATGCAGAAGTTAACCCATACGGTGTTAAAGAAATGCGTGGTTATGGTGCAGCTACTAAAGGTCGTAAGATTAGCGGCAAACAAGGCTAATAATGAACTACGTTCAACTGTATCAATCAATACAAGATTATGCTGAAACTACTGAACAACTGTTCGTAGCTAATATACCTCGTTTTGTTCAAGAAGCTGAAGAGCGTATTTATAATTCAGTTCAGATACCAGCGTTACGTAAAAACGTGACTGGTACTCTTACATCTGGAAATAAATATTTATCACTTCCAAACGACTGGTTATCTACATATTCTTTAGCTATTATTAATGCAGATGGCACATATGAATATTTGTTGAATAAAGATGTCAACTATATCCGTCAAGCATTTCCAAGCCCTGCAGATACAGGAGCGCCAACACATTATGCATTATTTGGATCTCAATATAGCGCAACCAATGAGCTATCACTTATACTAGGCCCTACACCTAATGCTAGTTATAATGCTGAATTGCATTATTTTTACTATCCACCTACTATTGTGCAAGGTCAAATATCACTTATATCTGTAACTACAGTAGGATCATTATATGTTCCTGGTATATATGAAAATGTATCATTAACTGGAGGTTCTGGATCTGGAGCTACCGCTACTATCGTAGTAAACTCTTCTGGTGCAGTAAGCTCAGTGACTTTAAATGAAGGCGGTCAGTTCTATGTAGTAGGCAACATATTAAGTGCCGCTACAGCAAGTCTAGGTGGTGCTGGTTCTGGTTTTACTGCTACTGTAAATGCGGTATCTAACTCTACAGGAACTAGCTGGTTGGGCGATAATTACGATCCAGTATTATTCTATGGTTCTATGCGTGAAGCTATGATCTTCCAAAAACAAGAACCAGATGTTATTAAAAATTATGAAGAAAAGTATCAAGAAGCTATGCAACAGCTTAAACGTCTTGGTGACGGCCTTGAAAGAGGTGATGCATACCGTGATGGCCAGACTAAACTTAGGGTTAATTCATGATAGTTCAAACCGCTTGTACAGTCTTTAAATCTAATATGCTTAAAGGGTTAGAAAACTTTAATACAGGTACGCCATATACGTACAAAATAGCCCTCTATAACGCATTAGCAGACTTAGATGATACTACCACAGCCTACACCACAACAAATGAGGTTACGGGCTCAGGATACACGGCTGGAGGCATTACTTTGACCCCAACCACAATACTTTCAGATACAGAAAATAATACAGCATATGTATCTTTCTCCAATGTCACTTGGAGCCCAGCAAATTTTACTTGCAGGGGTGCTTTAGTTTATAATAGCACTACAAATGCAGCAGTTTTTGTATTAAATTTTGGCTCTGATAAAACAGCAACATCTAGTTTCACAGTGCAATTTCCAACGGCAAATTCAACAAGTGCCATTTTAAGAATAAGTTAAGGAGTTATTATGATTCAAAAAGAACAAGGTGGATTTGGTGATCAAGCAACCATCACGCTAAATGCTGGTGCCGTAGCCAATGAAACATTAGGTATTGAAGGCCACTATCACGTTGAATGCCGTGACCAAGATGGTAATTTAAAATGGGAAGAATCATTCCCTAATTTAGTAAATGCAGTCGGTAAACAACTTATGTTAGATACTTTATTAAAAGGATCTACATATTCTGTAACTGGCCCATTTTTAGGTCTTATTTCAGGTGCATCACCAACATTTGGTACTGGTTCAGACACAATGTTATCACACGCTGGATGGACAGAATTTACTAACTACACAGTAGGTGGTTCAGCAGTACGTGGTACAGCAGTGTTTGCTTCAGCAACATCAACTGGATCAACACCATCAAACGTAACTACATCAGCAGCAGCAGCAATTACATACACTATTACAGGTGGTGGTGGCACAGTAGGTGGTTGCTTCTTGGTATTAGGTTCTGGTGCTGTAAACACACAAAATAATACTGGTGGTACATTGTATTCTGCAGGTGCTTTCTCTACTGCTAAAGTTACAACAGCTGGCGATACAGTTTCAGTAACTTATAGTACAACAGCTACTTCTTAATTTATAAGGGTTTTATGTATTATACATACGCCCATTATACGCCTGAAGGTAGGCTTTTTTATATTGGTAAAGGCCATGGTAGAAGAGCCTATTCATTAAAAAGTAGAAATAGTTATTGGAAACATATTGTTAATAAATATGGAAAACCAGTAATTAAAATTATAGCTAAAGGCCTTTCCGAACCAGAAGCATTTATTCACGAGATTAAACTTATAAAGTTTTATAGAGATTCTGGTGAAAAATTATGTAATATGACTTGGGGAGGTGAAGGTTCTCTTGGAATGACCCCATGGAACAAAGGAAAACCTTGGTCTGAAGAAATAAAAAGTAAACAAGGGATAGCTAACTTAAATAATAAATATTGGCTTGGCAGAAAACATTCTGAAGAAACTAAACAAAAACAAAGACTAGCTAAAGCTAAATATAAATTTATTGGAACAAATGTGGATACTAGTGAAATAATTATTCTTATTGGTAAAGAAGCTATAAAAAAAGCAAAATTTACTTCTACCCACGTTTATAGATGTGCCAAACAACTATCTTCAACTCATAAGGGTTATACTTGGCGTAAAGAGCTTTTGGAGAATAATTAATGGCATTAGTTCTTAAAGATAGAGTACAAGAAACGACAACTACCAGTGGAACTGGAACCTTAACACTTTTAGGTGCTGTTCCTGGTTATCAAGCATTTTCAAGCTCTATAGGAAATGGTAACACTACATTTTATACAATTTATGATAATGTAGCTCAAGCTTGGGAAACAGGTGTTGGTACCGTAGGTGCGGGTACTTTAGCTCGTACTACAGTTTTATCTAACTCATCTGGCACTACATCCCCTATTACATTGGCTGGCAATACAGCTTCTGTATTTGTTACATACCCAGCTTCTCAATCTATTAATTATGATGCTAATGGTGTAGCTACTATTGGCTCTACATTAGGTTATTCAGATACAGGTATTGTTGGTTCTTTTGCATCTACAGTTGCAGGCTACAACCAAGTTATTGTTCAAAATAAAAGTACTGCAACTAATGCATCATCTAACTTTAATGTATCCAATGATGCTGCAACATCAACTACGGGGTATGCTGAATTAGGTATTAACTCATCTACCTTTACAGGTACTGGCTCATTTAATATTGCTGGTGCTTCATATTTAGCGTCAGCATCTACAGATCTAACTATTGGTACATATGGTGCATATAATGTTCACTTTGTAACTAATAGTAGTACTACTGATGCTATGACCATCTTTAATTCAGGTGGTGTTTCATTAGGTGGATATGCTGATCCTGGTATTGGTACTTTATATGCTAACAACGTTTATTTGGGCTTTACTACAATTACTGCGGCAGCAGGCACTACAGTACTAACAAACGCTTCTTCTGCGTGGCAACAAGTTGTAGGCACAACAACTCAAACTATTCGTCTTCCTAATGCTACAACGCTTTATAAAGGTTTAGCATTTACAATATCTAATAATTCAACAGGTGCAGTTACTATTACAGATAATGCATCTACAACGCTTGATACAACTGTTACTGGTGGTTCTTCTGTTTTAGTATTAACTGATAATAGTACTTCTGCAGGCACATGGAGAGCTTATAGTTATTTACCATCTAGTTATGATTTTAGTACAGCTACTGCTAACTTTGGCGGAGCTACAATCACTAATGCTACATGGAATGGTAATACCATTGGTACAGCATACGGTGGTACAGGATTAACTACATTTGCTGGTGCAAATAATGCTATTTATTCTACATCAAGTTCAGCTCTAGCAGCAGGTACTCTACCCGTTGCAGCAGGCGGTACAGGTACTACTACTTTAACAGGTTATGTTTATGGTAATGGTACAGGTGCATTTACTGCATCTACCACTATTCCATTCTCATCTGTAACTGGTACAGTACCTACTACTCAAGGCGGTACAGCATTAACATCATATACAACAGGTGATGTAATATATGCAAGTGCTACAAACACATTAGCTAAACTAGGTATTGGTTCTACAGGACAAGTTCTTACAGTATCAGGTGGTATTCCAGCATGGTCTACTCCGTCATCTAGTGTATCAACATTCCAAACATCATTAAGTGGATTAACACCTTCAACTGCTACAAGTGGTGCAGTAACATTAGCAGGTACATTAGGACCTACATCAGGTGGTACAGGATTAACTACTTATACTCAAGGTGATCTTGTTTATGCTACAGCTGCAAACACATTAGGTAAATTAGCAGATGTTGCTACAGGTAATGCTTTAATTTCAGGCGGTGTGGGTGCAGATCCTTCATGGGGTAAGATTGGTTTAACAACTCATGTATCAGGAACACTTCCAGTTGCTAATGGCGGTACAAACATTACAACCTATACGACTGGTGATATTCTTTATGCCTCAGCTACAAATACATTATCTAAATTACCTGCAGGAACTAACGGACAAATACTTACTTTAGCTTCAGGCGTTCCATCTTGGGCAGCAAGCACATCTTCTGGTGCTTCATTTGTAGTCACAGACTTTACAGCGACTGCTGGCCAAACAACCTTTACAGTCACATATACTGTAGGTTTAGTAGAAGTTTATAGAAACGGTGTTAAATTAGCTATTGCTGATTACACAGCATCTAATGGTACTACGATTGTTTTAGCTACTGGCGCTAATGCAGGTGATGTGATTGAAGTGGTAGCCTTTGGCGCAGCTAATACTGCAGCTGCTATATCATATGATACATTTAGTGGTACAGGCTCACAAACAGCATTTATTATGTCTGTTACTCCAGCTAACTCACAATCAGTTGTTGTAGCTATATCTGGTGTGGTTCAAGACCCAGGTAATTACACAGTAGCGGGTACAACATTAACATTCTCAACAGCACCACCATTAGGTACTAATAATATCTCATGTCGTTACTTAGGTCTACCTACCACTACGACAGGAACTGGGGCTGTAATTAATGCAACTAATGGTATAATTGTAAATAGTAAAACAATCACAGCTTCATATACAATTCCTGTAGGAAGTAATGCTATGAGCACGGGTCCTGTAACTGCAGCTTCAGGTGTTACAGTAACGGTTTCAGCGGGTAGTAGATATATAGTTATTTAAGGATAAAAATTGGCATCTCAAATAAACGCAAGTAATTCTGGTTTCGGTGGCATAGTCTCTACAGGCGACTCTAGTGGCGTATTGCAACTTCAAACAACAGGAACTACAGCAGTCACTATAGATACATCACAGAATGTAGGGATTGGTACTAGTAGTCCTGCAAATACATTAAATATTGTAAAAGATAATACGGCTTCAAGAGGGCAATTATCATTACAAACTGTTTCAGCATCAAATTATTCTCAAATAAGTTTTTATGACAGAACAACATTTGGTGGTCAACTTTATCAAAATTATGCAAATGCAAATGAAGTTGTTTTAAACAATGTTTTAAATTCTTCTATGCAGTTTTGGACTAACAACACAGAACGTATGCGTATAGACTCTAGTGGTAATGTGTTGGTAGGAACTACGACAAACACATCTGTTGGTTCTGCTACAAATAATGCAACTTTTAGCAAAGGATTAACTGTTGGAACTTCTGTTACTTTAACTGGTAATTCTGGGTCAGAAGGAATAGTATTTAGTGCGTCAAATTTTAGAATTTGGAATGCAAGTACTGTTGGTGTATATTTAACAAGTGGAAATACATCTTGGACAGCAAATTCAGATGAAAGATTAAAAACTAATTTAAAACCTATAGAAAATGCTTTAGAAAAAGTATCTACATTGAGAACTGTTACAGGTAGATTTAAAACAGATGATGAAAATAAAAGTCGTTCTTTTTTAATTGCTCAAGATATTCAAAAAGTTTTTCCAGAGGCTATAGATATTCAAAATGATGAACAAAAAACACTAGGAGTTCAATATACAGATATTATTCCACTTTTAACAGCAGCTATTAAAGAACAACAAACCATCATCAACGACCTAAAAGCAAGAATAGAAACATTGGAGGCTAAATAACATGGCAAGCATAGTAGTCGCAGGCGATACATCAGGAACTGTAACCTTATCTGCACCAGCAGTATCAGGTACAACTACGCTCACCCTGCCTACAACAAGTGGGACTGTATTGACAAGTGCAAGTACAATTCTTACAAGCCAATTATCTGGTTCTATTTCTTCATCTTCTTTGCCAACAGGAAGTGTGTTGCAAGTAGTGCAAGGAACACTTAACTCGTTTGTAACTACATCATCATCAACTTATTCAGACATAGGATTAAGCGCAACTATTACTCCTTCATCTTCAGCTAATAGAATTTTAATATTCTCTACTATAGAAGGCACAGGAAAAAATACAGGAAATACAAAAATTGGATTACGATTATTAAGAGATTCAACAGCAATTAATGTATTTTCAACTGAAACTGGTCGTAGTACTGACTATGGTGCAAATGCTCAAGTTGATGTAGGCACAATATCTGCAGTTAATTTAGACTCTCCATCTACAACATCTGCGATTACATATAAAATACAGTTAGCTTCAGTTTCTAATGTTGCTCAAGTCTTTATTAATAATTTTGGTGCAAGCCCTGCTTTAGGAAGCACATTAATACTTATGGAGATTAAAGGATAATGAATAAACATTCAGCTATATATAAACTTTATCCAAATGTAACTAAAACAGTTGATGATGTTGCATACGACAAAGACGGAAAAGAAGTCATATACGATAATAACGCTGTAGAAGCTCTAGTAGCATCTGAAGCATACAAAGAAAAACGTGCAGTAGAATATCCACCTATTACAGACTACATAGACGGTATTGTAAAAGGCGATAACGCACAAGTGCAAGCTTACATAGATGCTTGTTTAGCAGTAAAAGAAAAGTACCCTAAAGGATAATTAATGGCACTCATACTTACAGGAACCGCAGGAGCAAGTACACTAGATAGTTCTACAGGGTTAGCTATTGCTACTTGGACTACAGGTACACGCCCGTCAAGCCCTGTGACTGGACAGATTGGTTATAATACAACGACAGGTCAAATTGAAGTTTATAACGCTACATCTGCAATATGGGCTAATGCTGGTACTTCTGGAAATGTATATTCAGTTACTTATTTATCTGTAGCAGGAGGAGGTGCGGGCGGTGGTATGTCTGGCAACTCTACTGGAGCGGGTGGCGGTGGAGCTGGTGGATTATTAACTGGTACAGCTACTTTTACTGTCGGGGTAACATATACTGCAACTGTAGGTGCTGGAGGTAGTGGAGTTTCTGGAGGACAAGGAACTTCTGGGTCAAATTCTTCTATTGCTGGGTCAGGATTAACTACTATAACCTCAATTGGTGGAGGCGGTGGTGGTAAAGAAGGCTCAGTAATTGGTAATGGTTTATCTGGCGGGTCAGGTGGTGGCGGTGTTGGCGGAACTATTTATTTAGGAGGTTCAGGAACATCTGGTCAAGGGAATGCAGGTGGAGTAGGAACAAGTGGAGCATCTGCTGGCGGTGGAGGAGGTGGCGGTGGAGCAAGTGCGGTTGGAGGCACAGGTACAAGCTCTGTTGGAGGTAATGGTGGAAATGGTACAGCTTCTTCTATTACGGGATCATCAGTCACATATGCTGGCGGAGGTGGTGGTGGTATTTATATTCCAGGAACTCCAGGTTCTGGTGGTACTGGAGGCGGTGGTAATTCAAATGCTCCAAATAGCAACGGAAGTGCTGGAACCGCAAACACAGGTGGAGGTGGAGGTGGTGCATCTGCTAATAGTGCAGCTACTCAAACAGGTGGAGCTGGTGGTTCTGGTGTAGTAATTTTATCCGTACCAACCGCAAACTATACTGGAACTACAACAGGAAGCCCTACAATTACAACATCTGGATCAAATACTATAATTAGATTTACTGCCTCAGGCACATATACAGCTTAATTTTTAAAGGAGACAACAATGTCACATTTTGCAAAAGTAGTAGACGGTAAAGTTACACAGGTCATCGTGGCTGAACCAGAATTTTTTGATACATTCGTAGATTCAAGTCCTGGTACTTGGATTCAAACAAGCTATAATACGCATGGTAATCAACATCCAGAAGGTAGACCTTTAAGAGGTAACTACGCAGGAATTGGTTATACATATGACGCAACTAACGATGTATTCTATGCCCCTAAACCTTATGACTCTTGGGTTCTCAATGAGTCAACTTGGTTATGGGAAGCACCAGTGCCTATGCCAGATGATGGTAAAAGATATTTATGGGATGAAGAGTTAATTAATTGGAAAGAAGTTAATTTAGGATAATACATGACATACGCTGTAAATCTATCTGCACTAGGTTCTAACGGAGGAACGTCCATATCTACATGGACAACCGCTACTCGTCCAACTTCGCCTATTACAGGGCAGATGGGATATAACTCAACATTTACAACATTAGAAGTTTATAATGGCTCGGCTTGGGAAGTTATTAATGGTACTTGGACGACTGCAACAAGGCCTTCTTCTCCTCCTACTGGAACGATTGGATATAATACAACGACTGGACAGATAGAAGCTTATAATCCTGTTGGTGGTTGGGTTAATGCTGGTACGGCTGGTAATACTTATACAATGACTTATTTAGTTGTTGCTGGTGGAGGTGGTGGAGGTTCATCACTTGGCGGTGGTGGCGGTGCAGGTGGACTATTAACTGGATCTGTTTCATTATCAGGGGGTTCTAGTACTGTTTATACAGCTACTGTAGGAGCAGGTGGAGGTGTAACATCAGGCTCTCAAGTTGGTAATGCAGGATCAAATTCTGTATTAAGTGGTTCAGGGTTTTCAACACAAACAGCAATTGGTGGTGGTGGTGGTGGTTATGCACAATCATCAGGAGGATCTGCAATAGGATCATCTGGCGCTTCTGGAGGATCTGGAGGCGGTGGCGGTGCATGGAGAAACTCTATTGGTACAACATCAACTCAAAGTGGTGGAGCAGGCACTTCAGGACAAGGTAATGCAGGTGGTAATCCATCAGCAATTTCTTCCAACAGTAATGGTTATGGTGCTGGTGGTGGTGGAGCTAGTGCAGCTGGTGGATCTGGTTCACCTCAAAATACTGCTGGTAATGGCGGAAATGGTACGGCTTCTTCTATTACAGGTTCATCTGTTACATATGCTGGCGGTGGAGGTGGATGTACTAATGGTTCAACTGGTGGTACTGGTGGTACTGGAGGTGGGGGTACTGGAGGTACTGGTAGTGCAGCGGCAGTTGCTGGAACTGTTAATACAGGTGGCGGTGGTGGAGGTGGAGGCACATTTGATGGAATTGGTGCAGCGGGAGGTTCAGGCGTAGTTATTTTATCAATACCAACTACAGCATACACAGGTATAACTACAGGTTCACCTGCAATTACAACATCAGGTTCTAATACAATTATTAGATTTACTTCATCAGGGACATATACAGCAGCATAAGGATAAATCATGCCATTAACAACAGTCCAAAATACAATGATCGGTACAAGTTCTAACGTGACAGTGTTAGCACCTACTGTACCTCTTTATGAAAACACAAGAACAGTGACAACAAGTTATACGATAACAGCAGGGTCTTCGGCAATGTCAGTCGGCCCACTTACGATAAATTCTTCTGTGGCAATAACTATCCCCAGCGGAAGCAAATGGGTTGTCCTGTAGATGAATTATTATGTTTACACATATAGCTATCCAGATGGAACACCTTTTTATGTAGGAAAAGGTACTGGAAGAAGATCACGTGTACATTTATGTGAGGCTAAGGCTGGTCGTAATCTACATTTATGGCGTATTAGAATCATTAAAAAATTATTAGATGCTGGCAAACAACCTATTATTAAAAAGATAATTGAAAATATTACTGATGAATTTGCTAAGTTAATTGAACAAGAATATATAGCTAAGTATGGTAGAAGAGATATTAAAATTGGAATATTAGTTAATTCCACAGATGGTGGAGATGGAGCTTCTAATCTTAACCCAGAAATACGTAAAAAACAAAATGATGTATTAGTTAAAGGTGGTAAGAATACTAGGTTTATTGAAGGTGTTATACCATGGAATAAAAATAAGCAAATGTCTGAACATACAAAGCAGATTATGAGCCAAAGAAAACTTGGGACAAAACAATCTGAAGCAGCAAAACAAAACAGATCATTAGCTTTAACTGGATACAAACATGAGCTAGTTGAATGCCCAGTATGTCATACTGTAGGAGGCAAACCTACAATGAAAAGATGGCATTTTGATAAGTGTTCTGGTGCTAAAACATATCGTGCTAGAATAACAATTAATGGTAAACGTATTACATTGGGTAGATTTTCATCACCTGAAGAAGTAAATAAGGTTTGTTTAGAAGCATATGCTAAAGCTAATAAACCAGTACCAAAAGAATTTTATGTGCATAAAGGAATAAACAATGTCGTCAATTAGTATTGCTGGAGACACCTCTGGTTCAGTGATTATAGCTGCACCCGCAGTAGCAGGGTCAACTACGCTTACTTTGCCAACAACGAGTGGCACGGTTTTAACTTCAGCAAATACATTTGCAAATGGAACAGGTCCAGCGTTTAGTGCTTATGCTGGAACAGGAACAACTGTTGCAACAGCAACATTTACAAAAATATTATTTGATACTGAAGAATTTGACACCAACAACAATTATGCTTCAAGTCGTTTTACACCAACTGTAGCTGGATATTATCAAATATCTGCTGGATTTAATTCAACTTCAGGTACAACTGGAACTAATAATGTAATAGGTATTTATAAAAATGGAGCTTGGAATAAAATTGGAAGTACAGCAGTAGGCGGAACATATTTTACTATATCAAATTTAGTTTATCTAAATGGATCTACTGATTATGTTGAGATTTATTTATATCAAAATAGTGGTGGAAATTTTGTTACTGGAACTAATATAACTAGTAATTTTTCAGGCGTAATGGTAAGGGGAGCATAATATGACTTTATACGAAAAGATTAAAACAATATACCCACAACTAACAGATGATTACTTTCATCCTATTACAGGAACAATCACTCTACAAAATGATTCTGATGGTAAAGGTGACTACATAAAAGAATGGAACCACCCAACATTACCAAGACCAACAGAAGAAGAACTACAAGGATAAACCATGGCATCAACGATAAACGCAACGACCAGTTCAGGCATAGTAGCTACAGCAGATAATACGGGTCAACTTGCCCTTCAAGCTAACGGCACTACGATTGCTACCATAAGTTCTACAGGCGTAGCAGTTACAGGAACTATTTCAAGCAACGGTATTAATACCTCACCATACACTATGAAGAATAGGATCATTAATGGTGGTATGACTGTAGACCAAAGAAATGCTGGTGCTAGTGTTACTCCTACTTCAAGTGCATATACATTAGATAGGTGGGAAGCTACGGTATCGGCTGCTTCTAAGTATTCAGTTATTCAAAATACAAATTCTACAGCTGGATATAATACTACAGGACAATACTATAGTTTGCTAGCAACTTCTTTATCTGCATATACAGTAGGCGCATCTGAAGCCTTTACATTAACTCAATATATTGAAGGTTATAATGTAGCAGATATGATGTTTGGAACATCTGGTGCAAAAACATTTACTTTAAGTTTTTGGGTATATAGTTCATTAACTGGCACATTTGGTGGCGCATTTCAAAATTCTGGGCGCACTCGTTCATACCCATTTACTTATACAATAAGTGCTGCAAACACATGGGAGCAAAAAACAATTACTGTTACTGGCGATACTACAGGAACTTGGCTTACTACTAATGGTAGAGGATTAAATGTAATATTTTCTCTTGGGGCAGGTTCTACTTTATCTGGAACTGCTGGGGCTTGGGCTACTGCAACATATTATTCCGCCACAGGTGCAACATCAGTCGTAGGCACTAACGGAGCTACCTTCTACATCACAGGCGTTCAGTTAGAAGTAGGTTCTTCTGCTACATCATTTGAGTGGAGACCTTATGGTACTGAATTAGCTTTGTGTCAGAGGTATCATCAACAATTAGGTTCTGCTGTTGGCGTTGCAGCAGCTGCTAATTTATTTACTGGAGCAATGCAATTTTTTGTCCCAATGAGGACTTCTCCAACATTAAGTGTTTCGGCTGCTATGACAGTTACAGATACAAATGCAGCGGATTATACACAATCATCTGCTGCTGTAAGTATTGTAAGTGGAAATAGAGTAAATAATCTTGGGGTAAATTTTAGTCTTACAAACTTATCTGGCATGACTACTAACAAAGTATTTATAACAATTCCAACTGCATATTCAAACGGAATTATTTCAGCATCAGCGGAGCTTTAATTATGTATAAACAATATATGTCAATGGGTAAATTAGTAACCGAAGCAATTATAAGAACTTCAGACAATGCTTGCATACCTTTTGTAGATGACAATACCGACTACATCGCTTACAAAAAATGGTTAGCCGAAGGTAATACTCCACTTCCAGCAGAGGAGATAGCATGAGCCTTATCGTAGACGGCACAACGGGAGTTACCTTTAACGACTCATCTCTACAAGGAGCTGCAGCGTCACCTTATGTGCTAAAGAACCGTATTATAAATGGTGACATGAGGATAGACCAAAGGAATGCTGGTGCTAGTGTTACAAATATTAATTCTGTTTTGTATACTGTAGATAGATGGTACATTTATGGAAATTTTTCAAGTAAATTTACGCTTCAACAACAAACAAGCGTTGTCCCTACAGGATATACCCATGCAATAAAAGCTACATCATCATCTGCTTATACTGTTTTATCAAATGATGAGTTTAATATTGCTCAATATATTGAGGGATTTAATGTTGCAGATTTAGGTTGGGGGACTGCTAACGCTAAAACTGTTACATTAAGTTTTTTAGTTTATAGTTCATTGACTGGAACATTTGGTGGTCAAATAGCAAATTATAATTCTTCAAGAAGTTACCCATTTAGCTATACAATTTCTAGTGCTAATACATGGACTACCATATCAGTAACTATTCCTGGAGATACATCTGGAACTTGGTTCACAAATTCTAGTGCAGGTATATTGGTTTTATTTAGTTTAGGTGCTGGTTCAACAAAATCAGGAACAGCTAATACATGGGCTGGTGCAAATTATACTCAACCTACTGGCTCAGTATCAGTCGTAGGCACTAACGGAGCTACCTTCTACCTCACAGGTGTCCAACTAGAAATAGGCACATCAGCAACACCGTTTGAACGAAGACTATTTAACCAAGAGCTAACTAACTGCCAACGTTACTATATACAATCTTATCCTTATGGAACTGTAGCTGGAACTAATATTGGTGCATCTGGAGCTGGTACACTTGAAGGTGTAAATTACGGAGCAACATCTTTTGGATATACTATTATGGGACCATTTTCATTTCCAGTGACTATGAGAACAAATGCTGCTGTTACTATTTATAATAATATTACTGGTTCATCAACTGCATCGACATGCATTAGAAATGTAAATGCATCAACAAACGTAGCTGGATATGTATTATCAGCTAGTGATAAGCAAGTGTATATTTCTTGTGATGCAGCTGGAGTAACTATTAGAGCTGAATGTGCAATAACTGCAAGTGCGGAGTTATAAAATGACAACATATAAATTAACAAGAAATCCCAATATGGTACTTAAAGATGAGAGTTTATTTATCCCATTTGACCCAGCTAACACAGACTACCAAGCCTACCTAAAATGGCTTGAAGAGGGTAACGAGCCCTTACCTGCGGACGAATAATGTTTGGATACGCTGCCTTTGCTCAACCAACTTTTGCTTCCTTAGCTGGTAATGCATTTTCTTTGTCTTTGACAGAGAATATTAACATGGCTGATACAAGTAGCCAGATCTTTGCCTTTAATGAGTCAATGACAGAAAATGTTGTGATGGATAATATTGATGCAACAACAGGTGATTTCTTTGGACTTATTAATGAGTTTGTAGCAATGAATGATGCTAATACTGTTACAGCTCAGTTTGCATCAAGCATTACAGAAGATGTGCTTATGGGCGATACAGAAGATATATCAGCACAGTTTGCAGTAAGTACAACAGAAGATAGCAGTATAGAAGATACTTCAACTCAGTACTTTGCAGCATTAGAAGATCGTGTTGAGCCATTTACGATGAACGATATTGTTTCTATCGCTGCACAGTTTTTAGTTAGTTTGAATGAAAACAGTGATCTTGCAGACACATCTACTATAACAGCTCAATTCCAGTCATCTGTTACAGAAAATATGGCTATGGCTGATGCGGCAAGCATTTTAGCTAACTTTGTAGTCAGTGATACAGAAGATATAACTATGGCAGACATAGAGACTATTATCTCTGTCTTTACATTTAGTATTGTAGAAAACTTTAGTACTGCAGATGCAAATACAGTAATAACTAACTTTTTAGCGTCATTGACAGAAAATGTGAATATGGCTGATTCAGCTGCTGTAACAGCTCAATTCCAGACTTCTATAGTAGAAACATTTGCAATGCTAGACTCCCAATTCCCTCGTGGATGGTTTAAAATAAACGATGACCAAGCTATTACTTGGGCAGCTATAAACAACGATAATTCAGTATCTTGGGCTGAAATAAATAATACTCAACCTAACTCATGGGTTGTAATAGATAATAATCAATAAGGACATATTATGGCATCAACCTATTCAAGCTCTTTAAAATTTACTCTCATTGGAGATGGTGAACAGGCTGGTACCTGGGGATCCACTACCAACAATAACTTAAACTTAGTAGAACAAGCTATTACAGGTGTAGATGGTATTGATCTTACTGGTCTTACAACTTACACGCTAACTACTTTTAATGGTACTACAGACGAATCTAGAAATGCTGTATTGTTATTTATAGGCACTCCAGCATCTACAGTAACCATTACTGCACCACTACAAAATAAATTTTATATTATAAGAAATGCAACTGGCCAAACAATTACCATGTCAGCCTCTGGTGGTTCTGTTTCTGTTTCTATTCCTTCAGGAGTAACCGCTCAAGTATATTGTGATGCAACTAACCAATCTGGTACTGGTACTGGATTCTATTCTGCACAAACAGGATCTGCTGGTAACTTTACAGTAAATGGTAATTTATCTGTGACTGGTAATCAAACAAGCTCAGGTAACTTTTTAGCTGCAGGTGTATTAGGTGCTTATATTGCAGCGTCATTTACTGGAGGAATTAGTAACGGTTCTGGTGCAGCAGGAACTATCCTTAATGTAACATCAGTTGCTAGTGGTACAATATTTATTGGTCAAAGAATTTCTGGTACGGGTGTTACAGCTGGAACGTTTGTTTCAGGATTTGGAACAGGTTCTGGTGGTGCAGGTACATACACAGTCAGTGCGTCACAATTAGTCACTCCTGGTACAACTATTACAGGTGCAGCAAGTGCTGTTGCTACAACACCATCAACTGGTGATAACTCAGTAAATATTGCAACGACAGCCTTTGTACAATCCACTGTAGGCGTATTAGGTACCATGGCAAATCAAAATGCTAGTGCCGTAGCAATTACTGGTGGCACTATTGCAGGTGTGGCTATTTCAGGAGCAACGATTACATCAAGTACTGTAGGTGGTCTTACTTTAGGAACTAATGGTACAGGCACCAAAACAATTTCAACAAGTACTCCAACTGGCGGTTCAGACGGAGATATTTGGTATCAGGTAAGCTAATTATGTCAAACATTAATTCATCAGATGCAACAGAATTTGAAATAGCAAAATACTTAGGTGAAGCTCCAGAAGGATTTACAGTTTCAAATCAAATAGCAGAACACAGAATTTCTATTTGTAATCAATGCCCAGAAAAAGTTGAAACTTTAGGTGTTGAAAAATGCAATGTATGCAATTGTATTATTAAATTAAAAACAAAACTAACTCACACAAACTGCCCTATAGATAAGTGGTAATATGCCAAAACTTTATGTAAAACAATCTGGAACTTGGAAACAAGTTCAGCAACTATATGTTAAACAATCAGGTTCATGGAAAAGTGTTACTGTAGGTCTAGTCACACAAAGCGGTGTAGGCAAACAATTTTATCCAGATACAGTGGGACCAACTACATATAGCTCTTCAGGCACATATACATACACAGTGCCTGCTACAATCACCTCTATTAGTATAGCTGCTACAGGTGGCGGTGGAGCGGGTCAAACATCATATTTTAATGCAGGATCTTGGACTCAAGTTGCTGGCGCTGCTGGTGGTAATACTACAGTGACTGGAAGTGGTTTTTCAATCACAGCAAATGGTGGTGGCGGTGGCTCATCTGGAGGCACTGGTGGTACAGTCACTATATCAGGTGCATCTTCAACCACATTAAACCAAACAGGTGGAAGCAAATCAGGCGGTACTGGTGGCAGTTCATATTATGGATCTGGCACTTCACAAGGTGGAGACTTTTCTAAGCCATCTGACGCTCCTTCTGGTGCAGGCGGTGGAGCTGGATTTCAATTTGACGGGCCTCAAAACTATGGTGGTTCAGGTGGCGGCACAGGTATTGCTGTATTTGCAGTCACACCTGGTCAAACAATTACTGTTACTGTGGGTGCTGGAGCTACTGGATCTAATACAAACTATACAAAAGGATCTAATCACGGATCTTATGCAGGTAACGGAGGTTCAGGATTTGTATCTATTACTCCACTTGGTGCTAATGTATCTGTTTATAACAGTGCAGGTTCATACACATATGTTGTTCCTAGTGGTGTTACATCATTAAATGTAGCTGTTACAGGCGGTGGAGGCGGTGGCGCTGCAGGTAACGATGGAGGATATGTACATTATGGTTGGTCAGGTGGAGGCGGGGGTTCAGGATATTATTCTACAACGACTTTACCAGTTACTCCAAGCGAATCATTAGCTCTTACAGTAGGTGCTGCAGGTTCTGGTGGTAGTGGCGGTTGTGGACCAAGCGGAGCTTCTGGCGGATCTGGAGGTACATCATCTATAAATAGAGGTGCAACAACTTTAGTATCAGCAGCTGGCGGTAGTGGTGGTACATCTCCTGGCGGTACTGGAGGCACAGGTGGCGCTGGTGGCAATTCAGGCTCGAATGGTAATAGTACTCAAGGTTTAGGAAGCGGAGGTAATGGCGGAGCCTCTTCTTATAGTGCTGGCGGTAGTGGTGGAGTAGGCGGTGGCTGTGGAAGTGGTGCTGGTTCTAATGGATTTAATGGATCTGGAGGCGGAGGCGGAGGTGCACAAAATGGATCTTGCTGTGGTCACCCAGGCGGTAGCGGAGGCGCTGGATATATAGTAATAACACCAGTAGCTAGTAACACAGTAACATTTAACGCTGGTTCTTCTGGCACATGGACTGTTCCAGCAGGTGTAACATCAGTTTCATTAACAATGATTGGTGGCGGTGGTAATGGTGTAGGTAACTATTCAACACCTCAAGGCTGGCCTTCACCTGGCGGTGGTTCAGCTGCATATTTTAATAACGTAACTGTTGCAGTCACTCCAGGATCATCTATTGCATACTCAGTAGGCGGAGCAAATACTAATACTACATTTGGTACTAGAATTGCTGGTGCTGGTGGTAATGCCCCAGATAGATCTGCTCCTACTGCTTGTCAAGGTGGTGATGCTGGTGTAGCTACTGGTGCAGGTGGCGTTAATGGTACAAAAGGTGGTAACGGTATATGCGGAGGCGGTAATGGATACGGAGCTAATTCACCATTTGGTACTGGAGGCGTAGGCACTTCTTCAGGTAATGGAGGTAGTGCGTCTGGTTACGGTGCTGGTGGCGGTGGTGGCGGTAATAACTCTAGTGGTGGTTCAGGCTCACCTGGTTTTATAACATTAAATTGGTAACAATATGAAGATTTTAATTGGTGTTTTAATTACACTTTGTCTTTTATGGTATGTGCATCATTTAGGAGTTTAATATGAATATGGAAAAAATTACATCTATGTTGTTCCCAGTAATTGTCTCAGCGATTGCTTGGATGATTTCATCTGTAACAAGTATGCAAAATGATTTGATTGATATTAAAGCTAAGATGCCTATTCTTATTACAGAACAAGGCGTGCCTACAGATAGTCCCATATCAGCCGAGCAAAGAGGTAAATTAAAAGAAGAATTAAGAGCACAGATCTCAGAACTCAATGTACGGATTCGTATTTTAGAAGAACACGATATGCAAAGGAAAGGCAAATAATGTTAAGTATATTATCTGGCATATTAGGTTTTGCTACATCAGGCTTACCTAGCCTACTATCATTTTTTCAACAAAAAGGAGATCAAAAGCATGAAAGAGAAATGGCTAAACTTCAAACAGAACGTGAACTTGAACTTGCAAAAGCTGGTTTCGTATCTCAAGAAAAAATTGAAGCAATTAAGTTAGATCAAATAGAAGCACAAACATACGCAGAAGAGCGTGTAGCTTTATATGATCACGACAAAAAACTTGTAGATGGCGCAAGTCCCTTAGTTAAAAATTGGAATGCTATGGTAAGACCTGTGGTAGCATTTATCTTTGTAGGTGAGTTAGTCCTTATCAACCTTATCTCATTAGCCTGGGCTATGTGGTCAGGCGTAGACTTTGTAATAGCATCAAGAGAAGTATTTGGTTCAGAAGAAATGGCTATTACTGCAAGTATTATTGGTTTTTATTTTGGATCTCGCACTTGGGAAAAGAAATAAGTGAATGTTTCAGAACGTGGCATTAGACTTATTAAACATCATGAAGGCATTCGTAATCGGCCCTATCGTTGTGCTGCTGGGCTTTGGACTGTGGGCGTGGGTCATCTTATTGGTGATGGTAAATCACTGCCTGAATCTTGGAATAGAACTTTTTCAAAGGAAGAAATAGATGGAATTCTTAAACGAGATCTCAAACGATTTGAACATGGAATACTTAAGATGTTACCTAACGTGCTTCTTAGACAACATGAGTTTGATGCTCTTGTTAGTTTTGCTTTTAACCTTGGGCTTGGCTCATTCCAACGTAGCACCATACGTCAAGCATTATTACGAGGTGATAAAAAGGCGGCTATGGAATCGTTAATAAAATACTGCCGTGCTGGTGGTAAAATACTGAAAGGTCTACAAATTCGCAGACTAGACGAAAAAGCTTTATTTGAAAGTTAATTATGCCATTACAAAAACTAACATATCGTGCAGGTATTAACCGTGAAGGAACTGACTATTCTAATGAAGGTGGTTTCTATGACGGTGATAAAGTACGTTTCCGTTCAGGACAAGCTGAAAAGATTGGTGGCTGGGTTCAATTAGACCCAGATCAATTTGAAGGTATTGCAAGATCATTATGGACATGGACTGATACCGATGGTGTATCTAACTATTTATCTTTAGGAACGAGTAAAAAATACTACATATTCTATGGTGGTATTTACTATGATGTTACGCCTATTGTTCAAACAGATGGCACAGCATTAGCCCCTCCTCACCAACTTACAGCAAATCCTATAGCCACTACTTCAGGTTCTAATGTAGTCACCATTACAGATGGTAACTATAACCCAGCAATTGGTGATTACGTTACAATTACTACTACATCTTCTGTAGGCGGATTAACAATTAGTGGTGAATATGTAGTTAAAACAGTTCCTTCTACTACCACATTTACTATTCAAGCTGCATCTAATGCATCTTCAACTGCTACAGGTGGTGGTACAGTTACATTACAATTTGCTTATCCTATTGGTAATGATATTGCGACTATTGGTACTGGTTGGGGTGCTGGTCCATGGACTGGTGCTGTAGCTACTACAGGTTATACACTTACAAATCCTTTTGATACTACAAACCTATCTACCACAGTAGCTGTTAATCAAACAGGACATGGATTAACTACGGGTGATTGGATTTATTTCAGCTCAGTTCAAAACAATGTATCTGGTATTCTTAATACTATATTACAACAAGCATTCCAAGTGACTGTAGTCAACCCAAATAAATATACGATATCTACTGTATTTGGTTCTTCTAGTTATCCAGCAAATGCAACGGCTGCTGGACTTGGTGGTACGGTTGTAGTTAGAATCCCAGTTACACCTAATCGTGGATGGGGCACAGGATTTACTTCTGGTATTACATCTCAATTAAGGCTTTGGTCACAAGATAACTATGGATCTAATCTAGCTTTTGCTCCTCGTGGCGGACCAATATTCTATTGGCTAGACTTAACTGGCGTTTCAGCTCGTGGATCATATTTATCTACATTGTCTACAGCAGCAGGATTTAATGGGGCTTATGTACCAAAAACAACTAATCAAATTTTAACTTCTGCTACAGAACAATTCTTAGTGGCTTTAGGTTCTAACCCATATGAAGTAGGTACACCTAACACAGCATTTAATCCTATGATTGTAAGATGGTCTGATCAAGGAAATCCATATGAATGGGTGCCATCATCTACTAATCAATCTGGTGAATTTACTTTAGCTAACGGATCATACATTGTAACAGGCCTTACCACTCGTCAAGAAATTCTTATTTGGACTAACTCTTGTCTATATTCAATGCAGTATATTGGCTATCCTTATGTGTGGTCATTCCAAGTATTGATGGATAATATTTCTATTATTGCACCTAACGCAGCTGTAACAGTTAATAACGTAACCTACTGGATGGGTAAGGACAAGTTCTATCAATACACTGGTGTGGTCTCAACATTACCTTGCTCATTACGTCAATTTATATTTGAAGATATTAACGTTGACCAATCCTTCCAAATATTTGCTGGATCTAACGAAGGTTACAATGAAGTATGGTGGTTCTATGTAAGTAAGAATAGTGGCGGTACTACAGTAGATCGTTATGTCATTTATAACTACGTAGACAAAGTATGGACATATGGTACTATGGCAAGAACAGCTTGGTTACAATATGGTATTCAACCTAACCCCGTAGCTGCTGATTACAACAGAAGACTTTTATATCATGAGGTAGGTAATGATGATGTTTCTACTGCAAGTCCACAACCGATTGAAGCGTATATCCAGTCCTCTGACTTTGGTATTGAAGCTGGTGAGCATCTTGGTTTTGTATGGCGTATGTTGCCTGATGTCAATTTTAATGGTTCAAGTGTTAATGCACCTTCCGTTACAATGACTTTATTTGGTCGTCAAAACTCTGGATCCTCACAAGTACCTTCAGATGTTGATACAGTTACTAGCGGACAAAACTATTCCACAGTAACCCAATATATTATCCCTAAATTTACAGGACAAGTTTATACAAGACTTAGAGCTCGTCAAATGGCATTTGAAATTAGATCTACAGATCTTGGTGTAGCTTGGCAATTAGGTATACCTCGTATTGATGTTAAACCAGATGGTAAACGATAATGGCTGATAATGTATTAAGAAATACAATTGCACCAAGTTTACCTGTTGCTACGGAAGATTATCAAAAACAATACGAAGATCAGTATTCAAATATCTTACGTTTGTATTTTAACCAATTAGATAACTATACAAGAGCTTTAGCTAGTAACATTGGTGGCGGTTTAATTAGATTTCCTAATGGTGCGTTTCATCAAGATGGATATACTACCTTAACTAATGCAATCCCTAACAGCTCTTCAACCGCTACTATAGTGGTTGGTTCTACTGCTGGGTTTGCATCTGCTGGCACTATTCTTATTGAACAAGAACTAATTAGATACACAGGCAAAACTGCAACTACGTTTACAGGAATTACTCGGTCTGCATATGGATCTACTGGTTCTTCACATGCTGCGGGTGTTTATGTTTCAGAAGCTCAGGCAGTACCATCTTCAACTACAGCTTTAGCTATTCCGTTTGATACAACAGATGCTAGCAATCAAGTAGCTTTAGACCCTTTAGACAACACAAAAGTTGTATTTGCTGTGTCTGGATATTACAACATCCAGTTTAGTATTCAACTTATAAATGCTACTAGTTCAATAGACAACGTAACACTTTGGTTTAGACAGAATACGGTTGATATACCTAATACAGCTGGGATTGTATCAATACCATCAAAACACGCTGGTGGTATAGGTGCTGCAATTATCTCTTGGAACTTAGTGGTAGCTGTAAATGCAGGGGGTAATATTCAGTTGATGATGGCTTCAAACTCAGGCAATACGGTAGCTGGTACTTATCCACCTGGAACAGCTCCTGTGCATCCAGCATCCCCGTCAGTCATACTGACAGCAACGTTTGTATCAGCCTTGTACTAGTAAGAAAGGCAAGAAAAAGCAATGATTTTTAGTAGAAATAGTTTAAAATGTCAATATTAACATTATGGTGAAATTATGAGTCTAGCCCTAGCCGCCAAACATTTAGAATCCCAAGGACGTGGAAAAGATACCCATCTAGTCCACATGACTCCTAACGAGCTTAAAGCTCTTAATAAGTTATCTTTAGACCATCTTGGTCAACCATTATCAAAGAACCCTAAAACAGGACTTCCAGAAGCTGGCTTTTTAGATGCCATTGTGCCTACCGTTTTAGGAGCGGCTGGTGCAGCATTTGCTCCAGCATCTATGCTTCCATGGATTGCTGGTGGTGTAGGACTCTTAAGCTATGCAATGACTGGAGATATTGGTCAAGGCATCATGGCAGGTCTTGGTGCATGGTCAGGCGGTAAGTTAGCTGGAGATATTAAAAATGCAGCAAATCTTGTACAAAAAGGCGGTGATGTAGTTGGTGCACAAACTGCTGCTGTTCAAAATGCCGCATTAGATACTTCTGTTTATACACCAATTAATACCATGGGTGCACCGTCTATGTTAGGATCCCCACAACTCATAGATACTACGGGTGGTTTAGCTAATATTGGTGCAGTAGGAACAAAAACTGCAACAGGACAAACCATAGCTCCTGAAATGGCAAGACAAGTAGCGTCTTCTGGTTTTAGCACTCCTCCAATGTCTGAATGGGATAAATTTACTACTGGACTACAAGGCATTAAAGATAAACCTGGTGAATTTTTCTCTCGTGATGGTGTTGGTTGGAATACAGCTATGGCATTATCACCATTAGCTTTGGAAGCATTAAAACCAAATTATGGAAAAATTCCTAACACAACTCAAGATCAAAACCCATTTGGATTAAAACGATTAAGTCCTGACTTTAAAGGTTCTTTCCCAACACAGCCTAATCCATATTACACAGCACAATATCCAGACTACAGAGCACGTCCATATGGTATGAACGATGGTGGTTTAGCTGATGTTGAAAGATATGCAAAAGGCAGATCAGTAGATGCATCTAAAATACTTAGATCTAGTCAAGATGTAATGTCTGGTATTGGAATGGCAACTAAAAGACCTATGGCACAAATACCAGAACAAGGCGATGTAGGCATCTATGAAGATGAAAGAAAATACGCTGGATTAGATCCTTATGAGAGATCATTAGCAGTTTTAAAAGATATTAAAAAATCAACTGGTATGTCAACAAAACGATTACCAGATTTAGAATCTATTGGCACATTAGGTGCTATTAATACAGAACCAGCATTAAGTGATGAAGTCATGGCTCAACAAGCTCAACAACAAATATTAAATGATTACTATAAATCAGCTAAGTCAGGTGGTATTATGCATAGTGGTTTAGGTGATTACTCAGATGGTGGTCGATTACTTAAAGGCCCAGGTGATGGCGTGTCTGATTCTATTCCAGCTTCTATTGCAGGTAAGCAACCAGCAAGATTAGCTGAAGGTGAGTTTGTTATACCAGCAAGAATTGTTTCTGAATTAGGCAATGGTTCAACAGATGCTGGTGCTAAACGTTTATATGATATGATGGATCGTGTTAAAGCTAAACGTGCTAAAGCAAAAGATATAGCAGCAGATACTAAAGCATATAAATTATTACCAGCATAGGACAAGATTATGGGTATGGGTAGTGGAGTAGGTGGATCAGGTAAAGGTGGAGGCCAAGCAACAAGCAATGGTCAGCCAGTGTATTATGATTCATCAAGAAAACAATATTACACAACAAATAACTCAGGTTCATCAGGAAATCTTTTAACATCTATATTGGGTGGAATGGTTGGACAAACAGATAGAAACTACTTAGGAAATTCTTTAAACACTAATAACTTTCAACCATCAACAACTGAACCGCAGGTTTATAACTCATCATACCAACAGCCTACTGGTGAAGCATTTAACAATGGTGTGAATAGTGATAGTGGTTTAGCATCTGTATTAGCTGGGTTATATAGTTCTGGTGTATTTAATCAACAAAATACAAACCCATATGCACCGCAAGGCACTGTAGGTTCTTTTGGTGGTATTCCATATGGTCAACAACAAGAATCTATGTTTAGCCGTCCAGGATTAAATGGTCGTCCTTATGGTGGTTATCAAGGACAAAACTGGAATCCTTATGGTAATTACTATACATCAAGCAATACATCTGCTGGTGGTGGCAATACTAATAATAATGTTGCACCTCCTCCAGGAGCTACAGGACCTGATGCATTACAACAGTTATCTTTTATGATGAATAGAAACAACACACAGATCTAATGGATGTCTCTTTAGTACCTAAAGAATATATTGATCGTGTATGGCCAGATATAAATGCTTATGCAGAGAAGTGTGCTAAATACACTTATGGTCGTTATACTGCAGATGATATGCGTCAAGGGGTTATTAACAATCCAGCACAGCAATTATGGATTGCTTTTGACGAAAGAGGTGTTGTAGGTTTCTGGATTACAGAGATTTATGATTACCCTCGTAAAAGAGTTTTAATGTTGCACTTTGTAGGCGGAAAAGATTTTCATAGTTGGAGAGTTGTAGGCTTTCCAATACTTGTAAGATTTTGCAAGGATCATGGAGTAGAAGTTATGGAGTCCTACGGTAGACCAGGTTGGAAGAAGTTCTGGGAAGCTGAAGGATATAAGGCAAGGTTTGTTTTTTATGAATTACCAGTGGACAATTAATTATGTTTAACAATAAATTTAGAATCGGTGTATTACAACATCCTGGATATAACAAGGGTAAAGGCGGTGGCGGGGGTGGTTCAGCTCAACCAACACAGTCTACTAGCTATACAACTAATATCCCAGAATACGCACGTCCATATGTAGAGAATATGCTTAATGCTACGCAGGCTCAAATCTATGATCCTAGCATGAAGACATTTAATAAATATGTTCCTTATTCAGCTGATCCTACAAAATATGTTGCTGGCTTTTCACCGCTACAACAATATGCACAATCTGGTGCAGCAAACTTAAATCTTCCAGCTAACTACGGTTTAGCTACAGGGCAAACATTAGGCACTGGTATGCAAATTGGTGCATTAGCCCCACAAATGGGAATGGCTGGTGCTAACTATGCAAACATGGCTACAAACCCATATGCCACACAAGCTTACATGAACCCATATCTATCTGCATCTTTAGCTCCACAATTAGCTGAAGCTCGTAGACAATATGATATTACTGGCCAACAACAACAAGGTCAGGCTGCTCGTGCTGGTGCATTTGGTGGAACTCGTGAAGCTCTTATGGCTGCTGAAAATAGACGTAACATGAATCAACAAATGAATCAGCTTATTGGTCAAGGTTACAACCAAGCATTTAATCAAGCACAACAAGCTCAACAATTTGGTGCTAACTTAGGACTTCAAGGTCAACAAGCTCAAGCTGGTGCATTGGCACAACAACTTGCTGCTGCTAATCAATTGGCTGGTCTTGGTGGTCAACAACTACAAGCACAACAAGGAATCTTTAATATTCAGAATCAACTTGGTCAACAACAACAGCAACAACAACAAAACATTATCAACCAAGCTATTCAAAACTACGCTACAGAACAACAATACCCATTCATGCAATTGGGTGTTCTCAACTCTATGCTCCGTGGTTTACCAATGCAACAATCTTCTACACAAATGTATCAAGCACCTCCAAGTGCAGTATCTCAATTGGCAGGTCTTGGTACAGCTGGTCTTGGTTTAGCTTCAATGGCTAATCAATTTGGCGGTGGTCAGAAAGCTGGTGGATTAACATCTATTAAGAAAATGGCAGGTGGTGGTACAGCAGTTCCAATGAAGAGCTTTACTGATCCACAATTAGGTCAAGTTGCAATGAATCCAAGATCTGATCTTATGGATAAACTATATGCACAAGAACTAATGCAAGATCGTAGTTATATTAAAGCTAATCCATTAGCTGGTAATATTATGTCTCAACCATTACCTACTACAACTATGCCAGATCCAAGTCAAATGGCTATGGCACCACAAAATCGTATAGGATTGGATACGATTGGTACAGGCGACATGGTTAATATGGCGGGTGGTGGTTTATTAGCATTCGTAGGTGGTGGTGATATACCTAAAGCTGCACCTAAGGCTGCACCTAAAGCAAAAGAAAAAGCTCCTGTAGCAGCAGCTCCAGTAGATCCTAATGATCCATTTGCTGGTGGTGACTTTGTAGGTGCAATTAAAAATTGGTGGAAACAACCTACTGAAAGTGTAAACACTCAAGCACAAAGACAAGCTATTGAAAAATCTATTGCAGATAGAACAAGAATGTCTGGCCCAGAAGCTCTCACTCGTTTTGGCTTAAAAATGATGGCAGGCACATCACCATATGCATTAACTAATATTGGTGAAGCAGGTGCTGATGCGTTAGATTACTATGCTAAAGAACTTGGCCTTAACCAAGCAGATAAGAAACTTCTCTTACAACAAGCTGTGGAAGCTGAAAAAGCAGAAGATGCACGTAAAGCACAATTACTTGGCTATGGTATTCAAGCTCAAACTGCTAAAGAGAATAAACTTATTGGCCTTAGAGGACTTGAGATACAAGCAGCTAATCTTGCTCAAACTAAAGAAGATGCAAACAAACTTGCGTACACTAAATTATATGGTGATCTTAAAGAGAAATATGCAACACAACTTTATAGAGCTAATCCTAACCGTGCACAAGAACTTACTGATGAACAGATTGATGACCTTTCAAACAAAATGGCTCTTAAGGCATTAGTAAGCAGTCCTGATGCAGCAAAGTATTTATCTTTAACACCAGCAACACCAGCACCAACAGCAACAAAAACAGTATCCTTTGGCCAATTACCAAAAGGTAAATAAGTATGCCTATAGATGTACAGATGCCAGATGGCACCGTTATAACGGGTGTGCCTGATGACATTACACAAGCTGATTTACTATCCCGTTACACCTCGTATCAGAAGATGCCAGAGGGTGGACCTGACACGGGCTTTTTAGGCGGATTTAAATCTACAGTAGAAAGACTTAAAGGCGAAACAGCTCTTACAGCAGGTAAGCTTGGTATCATGGATACTAAGAAAGCTGAAGAGTATAGAAAAGAAAAAGAAGAAGAAGCACAACGCATATTCAAGCCCACAGAAAAAAGCTGGGCAGAAGCTCCCCTAGAAAAATTAAAAGAAACCGCAGGTCAATCTGCAGCTTATATGGCCGCTCCTTTGGCAGCTGCTGCGGGTGTAGCATTACTTCCTGAAGCTGCCGTAGGTGCTGGTATCGGGGCAGTCACAGCTGCTGGCCTAGCATCTGCTGGTGTATCGTTTGGTCAATACACAGGTAGTAACTTAGGTCGTCAAGTTGACGAAGGTAAAACATTAGCTGATGCAGATATTATTAAAGCGGGTGCTGCTGCAGTACCGCAAGCTGCATTAGACATTATCGGTTTCCGTATGATTCCAGGTATTAGTAATTTATTTACTAAGGCTGGCGTTAAGATCACAGAAGATGTAGCTGAAGACATTGCTAAGAAAACAATGCTCAGAGCTGCAGGTGAATACTCACTGAAAACTGGTAAGGTAATGACAGCTGAAGGCTTGACTGAAGTTGGTCAACAAGTCCTAGAGCGTATGCAAGCTGGTCTTAACTTAACAGATCCAGAAGCAAGAAAAGAATATTTTGAAAACTTTGTGGGTGGTGCTGCCTTAGGTGGTGCATTATCTATTCCTGGCAATATTTACGAATCTACTCGTGCTAAAAAAGCTCAAGAAAAAGAGCTAGAAAAAACACAAGAAGAGATTAAAGTTCCTGAAGAAACAAAAAATTTAACTCCTGATACGCCAACACCTACTATTCCAACTCCTCCTGGTTCAGCTCAAGACATCACTAAGATGATGGATGAGCTTAACAACAAACCTGTTGACTTTACTCCAGAAGCAACACCTGAGGCTCCAGCTCCCGAATCTACTCCTGTAACTCCAACTCCAGAGGCTCCCCCAAAAGTTCCTCCTGTCGCAGAAACAAAACCTATAGAAGTCATTAAAAATGATAATGGTTTTATTATGGGCTCTGGAGATCAGAGAGTACAAGTCTTCCAACATAAACAAGGTTCTAATTTTCTTCATCCACAACAAGATATAGGTGCATTTGGTTATATTCTTAAAGGCAAAGATGGCGGAAGAGATCTTAATCTTGTTTTAAATAAAGACGGTAAATTAGTTCCAGCAGGTCAAGTTTTAACTAATAATGAATCTAATGGTACAGCTTTTATTCCACAAAATGAAGAACAAGCACAATCTATTGTCAGTCTTCTTGAACAAAGAGCAATGACAGATGTTGGATCTACAGAACGAAAAGCAATTGAAGAAGAGTTAGTTAGAATAGTTAAAGGTGAAACTGAGAAGCCAGTTTTAACTATGCCAGAAGAAACAAAACCAACTGAAGAAACTACGCCAGAAGAAAAACCGCCACTATCTGCTCCTATGTATAGAATGCAAGAAGCTTGGAGCCAAGGACATAAGGATATTAATGTTTCTGAAGATATATCATTTGATAGAGTTCCACAAAAATTACAACAAGAGATATATCAACAGTCTACTCAAAATGAGGATGGTACAGTATCTATACCACCACAACTTATTTTTAAAGCAAACAGATATGTTCAAACTTTTAACAATGCAGATACAGCAAAAGAATGGAATGCTTTTGGTTTAGAGCCATTTAAAAATCTTCCATTCCAAATGAGAGATGAGATCAATCAAACTCGATACAATGATATGGGTTTGACGCAAGAAAATATTAAGCCTTTTATTGAACAACTTGGTCCAAAGATTCAAGCTCGTGCAGAAAGAAAATCTTTATTAGAGAAAAAATATGAAGAGCATATAAACAGACCAAGAAAAATAGTTCCGCATGGCATGAGGTCACGAGGTAAATTACCATCTTCATTTATTCAAATTATTACAAAAGACTCTAAAAATTTAGGAGAAGCTTTAGAAAGCATCAGAAATGAACTTGTTAATAATCCAGATGCATTTAATTATACTAAAGAACAAAAACAAGCTTTCCTTAAATTAATAGATCACCTATTAACAATAGATCCAGTTAAAAAAGTTCATTACTACAATTCTAATGACATAGTAATGAGAAGAAGATTTATCTATCATGGCTTTTATACAAGAACTGATAATCATATCTTTATATTCCCTCAAGCTAATCTTGATGTATTGCTTCATGAAGCAGTTCACGCTGCTACAGTTCATGCAATAGATTACAATCCAGAATTTAAAGCACAAGTTGAAAAACTTTTTGAAGTCTCTAAGAAAGCTGCTCGTGGTAAACCAACTTTATATGGACATAAAAATATTAGAGAGTTTATAGCAGAAGCATTTAGTGATAAAAAATTTCAAGAACACCTTGCAAGTGTAAAAAGCACTGGTGTAGCCCAAACTTCTCTATGGGAAGAATTTAAAAATCTTATTAAAAAGATGCTTAATGTATCCCCAGATGAAGCTACTTTATTTGATGATGTAATGAATGTATCTGGTAATTTGTTTACTGGTAAAGATTTACCTGGGTTTATGGGTGAAATGAAAGCTCGTGGTCGATACTCAGATGTATTGCCGTCTGGAAAAGAAGTAGAGCCATCTGGGATTAGAGAGCGTATTCAAAGAATATTTAGAAGACCACAAGAAATTCCAGCTGAGATTCCACAAAATACTGCAACTAATATCTATGGTCAACAAGTAGAAGGTGTATGGCATGGCCCTACAGAATCTAAATTAGACAATATCCTTTACCACCTACAAGACAAACTTATTGACACTAAACGTGTACAAGAGATTATTCAAAAAGCTGGACGTGATATTGGTAATGAGTGGGATGTATATGGCAAAGAAAAACTATACCATGGACGTACTGCTGATGGTTTAAGACAGTTCTTACTTAAAGATTTATTGCCTGTCATTAATGAAATGCATAGCTTAAAAGTTACTCCAGAAGAAATGGAAACTTTCTTACACGCTAGACACGCAGAAGAACGTAATATTCAAATGAATAAAATTAATCCAGATAATGCTGAGTTAAGAGACAAAGCATCTGGAATGTCTACAGCTGATGCAAGAGCATTCTTAAGTAATTTAAATGCAGACAAGAAACGTGTATTAGAACAATTAGCTGGTAAATTTGACTCTATGATTCGTGGCACACAACAAGTCTTGGTAGACTCTGGTGCAGAGACACAATCTACCGTAGACCTATGGAATGATATGTACAAACACTATGTTCCTTTATTCCGTAAAGAAGATGAGATTGCTCGTGCTCCAGGATTAGTTGGTGTAGGTCAAGGCTTAGGCAGCCGTGGTACATTCAGTAAGCGTGCTATGGGTTCTTTAAAAGCTGTAGATGATATCTTAGGCAATATCATTGCTCAACGTGAGCGTGCTTTAATTCGTGCCGAAAAGATTAGAGTGGGTCGTGCTTTATTTGGTTTGGTTCTTCAGAATGCAAACCCTAAATTCTGGCTTGCTATTAATCCAGATGCAGTGAAAAGTAAAGAAGCATTGATTGCTGAGTTAAATTCTTTAGGTTTAGATGATCCAGAATATCTAGCTAATAACTTAATGAAAGAACCTACAGAGAGATATCTAAAAAAACAAACACAAGTTACATACGATCCTGATACAGGTCTTCCTATAGACTCAACTAAAGAAGTTGTAGATTCTAAAATAAATATCTTAAACAGATACAAAGACAATGTATTCCCAGTTCGCATCAATGGTAAAGATAGATACATATTCTTTAATGCTAAAGACCCACGTGCATTACGTATGGTTCAAGCTTTAAGAAATTTAGATGTAGAACAAGTATCCTCTGTAGTTGGATTACTTGGTCAGTTTACTCGATGGTTCAAAAACGTTAATACACAATACAACCCTATCTTTGGTTTCGTTAACTTAAACCGTGACGTTCAAGGTGCATTACTTAACTTATCTACTACTCCAATCAAAGGAGAACAAAAGGCTGTATTAGCAGGTGTGCTTCCAGCTATGCGTGGCGTGCTTAATGTGTTAAGGGATGAGCGTAAAGGTATTACAGATACACAAGGACCATGGGCACAACTATTTAAAGATGCTAGAGCTAATGGATTCCAAACAGGATATAGAGAGTCATTAGTTAGAACAGCTGAAGAAAAGAAATTTATCCAACATACATTAGATAAGATGAAAGATAACAATGCTAAGAAAGCATTTGGTTATATTGTGAACTCTTTATCAGACTTCAACGATATGATGGAAAACGCTATCCGTTTATCTGCATACAAAGTAGCTTTAGATAAAGGTCTTTCAAAACAAGACGCAGCTATCTTAGCTAAGGACTTAACAGTTAACTTTGATAAAAAAGGTCAATTGACATCTAATATCAACTCACTCTATGCATTCTTTAATGCATCCGTACAAGGTACTGATCGTATTGCTAGAACATTATTAGGTCCTGCTGGACGTAAGATTATTTATGGCGGTATGATTGCTGGAGGTGTTCAAGGTGTCATGTTGGCTGCGGCTGGCTATGGTGACGATGATCCGCCAGAGTTTGTGCGTGAACGTAACTTTATTGTGCCATTAGCTGGTGGTAAGTATATGACTATACCTTATCCATTAGGTTTCAATATATTTCCTAACTTTGGCAGAACAGCTGTAGAGTTATGGTTATATGGCAAGCCAGGAGAGCGTATGGCTAACCTTTCAGCTGCAATTGCTGATTCATTCAACCCATTAGGCAGTACTGGATTCTCATTACAAACTATTACGCCTACTGCACTTGATCCATTAATGGCTGTGGGTCAAAACAAAGATGCATTTGGCCGTCCTATTTTCCGTCCAGATAGATCAACCAATCCTACACCAGGCTATACTCGCTCACGAGAATCTTCAAGCGAGATTAGTAAACAACTTGCTTATTACTTGAACCTTGCGTCAGGTGGATCTAAATATCAAAAAGGCTATTACAGTCCTACAGCAGATGAGATTGATTACTATGGTGGTCAACTTACTGGCGGTCTTGGTCGTGAAATTATGAAGGTAGGCCAGGCTGTTAAATCCGTATCTACAGGTGAAGAGCTCCCATCATACAGAGTTCCATTAGCGGGTCGTTTCTACGGAGAAGTAGGATCACAAGCAGCAATCTCACAAAGATTTTATAAGAACATTACAGAGATGGCTAACTACGAACAAGAAGCTAAAGGTCGCAGAAAGAATAGAGAAGATATGTCAGACTTCTTTAAAGATCATCCAGAGGCTAGACTTTGGAGACAAGCTAATACAGTTGAAAATAAAATTAATGCTTTAAATAAAAAGAAACGTGAGCTTATAGACAAAAAAGCTCCGAAAGAAAGACTTCAACAGATTGAAGAACAAAAGGCTAGAATGATGGAAAAGTTTAACAATAAAGTTAAAGCTCTCCAAAAGTCTGCTGAATAATAGAAACAAAGCATTTTCCATCCTTCACTACTTCCATTCTAACAATAGATAGCTTATCTATTTGAGAATCATTCTCATAACAACCAGCGTGTTCCATAGCATCTAAAAGGCTTTTTAGGACGTTATCTAGGTCACGTTTGCGATTGTCTGGGGGGTAGAGGTCAATTGAAACAGAAAGTCGCCCAGGAAGGCTTTTAATGCCCTTTATGAGGCATTCTAGCTGCACTGCTACACGAAATTCTTTACCTTTTTTACCAATAAAGCGTTGATTACCTTTTTGTCCCCAATAATGATTGACGGATGGAGGGTATGGAAGTTCTAACATTATCATATTCATAACGTGTATTATAGCAGATGAATTAATATGGGTACAACCTATTGACATATATTTTACATTGTGCCAATATGGTGCCTCATTCATATTAACATAGAAAGGGAACAATATGACGAGTGGTGTCGAATTATATCCAGATGATCCGTATTACGATGTAACAGAATATGTTCAAGACATGAGCGTAGAGGATTATATTGCTGTAAGAGTTATGCCTATGATATACACACAAGGTATGAATGCAACCATATTAGCAGATCAATGTTATGAGATTGCTGATGCATTTATGAAAGTTAGATCAGAACGTGCTGAGAAAGGAAACTAACATGAAAAGATTTTTAGTATTAGCTGAAGTTGAAATGGATGATAAGAAGTATGCTGACGTTCAGTCTTGGAATGTAGAACCTACAGACTTTATTATCTCTGTATTAGCAGATCATGGACGTGATCGTGGCTTATTAATTAAGATGCGTTGCATGGAAACTGAATATCATTTACTTGATGATGTTTCTAGATCAGCTGATGCCATAGCTAAAGACAAAGCATATGATGAATTAGGAGAGGTCGTATTACATAATTCTATGTGTGTGGGTGGAAACTGTGAGGCTTAAATGAAACTTACCAATAAATTTAATATACCCCAAACGTTTGTAAACGTTCTTGAACGTCCTACATACAACAAGGGTAAGTCACATATATCTGCGACTCAGTTACTTAATAGTCCAAAGATTGTAACCTTAACAACTAAGTATAGTGATGAGATAGAGCAAGATGTATCTCAAATGATATGGTCTTTATTTGGTTCAGCTATGCATGGTGTATTAGAGCATGGTAAAGATGAGAATCATATTGTTGAGCAAAGACTTCATGCTGAACTAGATGGTTGGAAAATCTCTGGTGCAGTTGATCTTCAAGTGGTTGACTCTGATGGCATTCATATTAAAGACTATAAGACAACATCTGTATGGTCTGTCATGAATGAAAAGATTGAATGGGAGCAACAGCTTAACATCTATGCATGGTTAGTTGCATTTAATAAAAAGGTTACGATTAAATCATTAGGTATTGTAGCGATCCTTCGTGATTGGAAAGAACGTGAAGTAGGTACTAAAGAAAACTATCCTGAGTCACCTATTAAAGAGTTACCTATTCGTTTATGGACATACGAACAGCAAGAAAGATTTATATTAGAACGTATTGCCTTTCATAGTGCGTGTGAGTTTGCATTAGAAGCGGGTGAAACATTACCTGACTGCACTCCACAAGAGATGTGGGAGAAACCTACACAATGGGCTGTAATTAAAAAAGGTAATACAAGAGCCAAGGCAGTATATGAGTTTGAAGAGTTTGCTAAAACAGCATTAGCTGAACTTGGTGATGCATATGAAATACAAGTAAGACCAGGAGAACGTACAAGATGTAAAAGCTATTGTCCTGTAAATAAATGGTGTAAACAATATAAAGATTATTTGGAGGCTAACAATGGCTAAAAGATTTAATTGGTTTAGTAAAAAATTTGAAGAGCATGACGATAAGATACAATCAGATGGATCTACTGCAAGTTATTATGAATTGCCAGAAGGTGCAACTGAGCTACAAGATTTAATTAGTGCAAAGAACATGAATGCACAGATTGGTGAAATTTTTCGTGAGTGCTATCGTTACAATCAAGCAGCACATTGCGATGAAGAAAGAGGTATAAAAAAGATTTTGTTCTATGCTAAATCAGAACTTGAAAGAATTAACAAGCTAAAGAAAGGCAATATATGAGTGTATATAAAAAACTACAGGAAGCAAGGATTCAACTCCAAGCGACCGCATTAAAGAAGTCTGGCAAGAATAAATTTGCTGGCTTTGAATACTTTGAGCTAGGTGATTTCTTACCTACAGTTCAAAATATTTTCACAGAAAAAGGATTGTGTGGAACGATTACATTCTATACAGACCTTGCTATTCTGACTATTGTAGATGTAGAAAAACCTGAAGATAAGATTGAATTCAAGTCTCCAATGTCTACGGCTGAGTTAAAAGGTTGTCACGCCATTCAGAATTTGGGGGCGGTGCAAACCTATTTGAGACGCTATCTTTGGGTGGCAGCGATGGAGATTGTTGAACACGACTCTCTTGATGCTGTAGCTGGAACTCACTCAAAAAAAGCTGAACCTACAGTTGAAAGTCCACGCATTGTAGGTCTTAAAGGCGAGTGGCAAATAGATGCTCCAGCTGATCCTCTTGGCGGTGACGTTAAGGGATGGTTGGAACTAATCAGAGATGCAACATATATGTTCTTAGATATGTGTACCAAATCTGAAGATGTCTTAATGATCTTTAAAAAGAATAAGCTTTTGTTTGATACTGTCAAGTTGACAGACCCAGCTTTCTTTACTGATATGATGACAAAATTTACAGAAGTAAAAACTAAACTTGAAAAGGAAAAGTTACATGAACATGAAGCTTGAGTTAACGCAAGAGGAAACAGGATTCTTAATGGGAGTATTGGCAGAACTTCCAACTAAGACAGGAGCTTGGACTTTGATTCAAAAAATTAAAGACCAAGTAGAACAACAATTACCAAAAACAGAAACTAAAACAGAGGAGAATAAATAATGGCTCAACAAGTATACGAACAAAAACCTAACCGTGGTGCAATCTTTATCAATAAAGAGAAGAAGTCAGATAGTCAGCCTGACATGAGAGGTAACATTCATGTAGACCGCAATCTATTAATTGACTTACTTACTAAACATAAAGATAAGCCACTTATTGGATTAAGCATTTCATTATGGAAGCAAGTAGGTAAATCATCTGGTGAGCAATACTTATCAGCTGCAGTATCTGAGCCATATGAAAAACCATCTACACCAGCTGGAAAGAATCCTTGGGAGTAATCATGGCTAAGAAGCTAACTGAAATGCAACAGAAAGATCAAATCATTAAGACATTACAAGATGACTATGATGAACTCTTTAAGTTCTGTGAACACGTTAAGAACTCTAGAGATGATCTTGAAGTTGATTTACTTAACCTTAAACATCAGGTTACAGGATATAAAGCTGTAATCTCATACTTAGAAAGTAAATTGAAATGAACGAAACTGTTAGGACTATCCAATTTGAGGGCGTGAAAGTAGCCCTCAAGCAAGATAAAACTGGATATGTGCTTACATTATCTATGCATCCTGACGACATTCCTGAGGACTTACTTAGGGATTTCGTTGGTGCTAGATACCAAGTGGTAATGGTGAGACTGGATTCTAATGAATCTGCTATTGATAGACAGGAGGAATTTGCAGGTGATCGTGCATTACGTATTGCAGGATTGTTATGCCGTGATCCAAAATTCTGGGAATACTTATATTCAAGTAGTGAGATATCTACCAAGGACTATGAGTCTGCTACACAATGGTTAAGGTTCTATTTAAACTTAGAATCTAGATCTCAACTTAAAACTAACTTAGAGGCACAGAATCTACTCGATCAATTATATAGAAAGTATAAGGCATGGACACCAAAAAGCTAACACCTTATTCCGTATACCTGCCTGCAGATTTAATTATTAAGCTTAAGGCTGTAGCAAAGAATCGTAAAGCATCCGAGCTTATACGTAATGCTATTCAAATGATTATTGATGGACATAAAGAATATGATAGTGGATACAATCAAGGTGTAAAAGATTCTATTCAAGTTGTATTATCTAATGATTATGCTATGTCTATATCTGTTATGAGTAAAGAAATAGGTACTACGATAGTCAATGAGTTACAGGCATTGGAGAAAACAAAATGAACGATAAAGAACAACTTGAAGCGGTCTACGCTGGCATGGCTATGATGGGGTTTCTTATAAGAGGAACTCCATTACATAACATTCCAGAAGAATCTAAAGCTATGGCCAAACGTATGATGGAAGAAGAAGTAAGTGTAGGACTCCCTCCCATTAAAAGAAGGAAGAAAAGTGGATAAAAGATACTGCTCTTCTTGTTTAAAGTTTAAGAATAAAGATACAGGCAAAGTGGTGTATACTGCTAATAGATTGATTAAAAGGTTTAAATGTAAGGAATGTTTAGATAAAATGGTTAAACCAAAGGAAGCTTATGTTCCAAGAACTCATTAAAATAGCCGAAGAAGTCTATAGACTAGACAAAGAATTAGGTATCCGCATGGGTAAATGTTTAGAAGGATTAGGCAAGAAAGTCACTGAACATAACATAGAATCCCGTGCTATGAATGATAAGATTAAAAAGCTAGAAGGTAAGCTTAAGACTTTAGAGTCTAATATGCGTAGGAGAATGCATTGATGGAAAACTACAAACAATGGATGGAACAGAAGCTAACTTCTGAAGACATGGATAAATTACCTAAAGTTCAAAAACCTTTATCAGATGAAAAGATTATATCTATACTTAAAAATAATGATTGGAATGTAGATGAGCCAGATGATCTAATTCAATTTGCTAGATCCATAGAAGAAGCTCATGGCATTGTATAGAAACAAAAAGCTTTTGGAGATTGTCAGAGAGTCTCCATGTCAAGTGTGTGGGATTGAAGATGGCACGGTTGTTGCTGCTCATTCCAATCAATCAAGGGATGGTAAATCCATATCCCTTAAATCTCATGATTACAGAATTGCAGCAATGTGCTATAAATGTCATTCTAACCTAGATCAAGGAAGTAAAATGACCAGGGAAGAAAGAATAGAAATGTGGGAAGATGCCCATAGAAAAACAATAGGCTGGTTATTTGAAAAAGAACACTTGGAGATAAAATGAAAACACAGTTTGGTTTATTCGTAGGGATCTTAGGGATATGTATGATTCCATTTGCAATAGTATTTGTTGCATTTAGAGCATCATGTAGTTTTGTAAGTAGGATAGCTGTGGAAGGATTAAAAGATGAAGCCTGATGCGTGGTTACTACAAGAATTTGACCATAATGGTGCGATAGTTTGGTCAGCTATTATGCCTATACGTCCTACTGATATGTCTTGGTTTAAAGACCTGCCTACCAAGAAACATAACATAGTCCTCACCCCTTTATTTGCAGACCATAGCCAAGCTGAAAAGTTTAGCGGCATAAAAAGTTTTAAAGAGTCCACACTACGACTCGTAGAATCCAATCAAGGATTATAAATGACAACTCGTCTTATCAACGATTATACAATTAGAGTCACGTATGATATGTTGAGAAAGATGCCTCCGTTCAATGACTGGAATCTTCCAGCCCCTCACAAAATCATATTTGAAAGTAATACCGATCCAACCATCTGCGGTGAGTTTGATGTAGAACCCATGGTGATGCGGATCAGCACCCACCATCAAGAAACCTATGTCAACATGATGAGAACTGTTGCACATGAGATGGTTCATCTAAAGCTTTACTTAGATGGTAAAACACACTATGATAAGCACGATAAGACATTTAGGAAATTGATGTATCAATTCAATGCTTTATACGGCTTTGATAGAAAAGAATTATAAACTAACGAAAGGGAAATCATGGCAACAAAATATAAATCAGTATTAGTAATCTCGGATCTGCATATACCTTATCACCACCCACAAGCCTTTGCTTTTCTTAAAGCCCTTAAAACAAAATACAAACCAGACCATGTAGTCAATATAGGCGATGAACTAGATATGCATGCGATGTCTATGCACGACTCTGACCCAGACCTATACTCTGCTGGCCATGAGCTTGCAGCCTCCATATCTTATATTCAAAAGCTTGAAAAGATATTCCCAAAGATGACTATCGTTCACTCAAACCATTCATCTATGTTGTTTAGACGTGCACTTAAACATGGTGTGCCTAAAGGTTACCTCAAACATTACAATGATTATCTTGGCGTAGGCAATGGTTGGCAGTGGGTTGATGACCATACAATTACATTATCAGATGGTTCACGTTGTTTCTTTACGCATGGATTATCTGCTGATGTGCTTAAAGTAGCCATGCAATACGGGATGAACACAGTGCAAGGCCACTATCATACCAAGTTTAGTATTGGTTACTATTCTAATCCAGATGCTTTAGTTTGGGGAATGCAGGTAGGCTGTCTCATCAATCAAAAGTCAATGGCATTCCAATATGCCAAGAACTTTAAAACTAGATTCATTGTAGGTTGCGGTATGATTATCAATGGTCAACCAAAGCTTATGCCGATGGTATTAAATGAAAATGGTCAATGGACTGGTAAACTTGTATAGGAGATATTATGCATTACATAATGATAGTCATCATGTTTGGCAATATGTCAGTTGAAACATACAGTGTAGATTTTGATTCTCACCTCTCTTGCGAAAATGCTAAGACTGCTATAATAGAAAAGTATGATAATTTTAGTAAACGGCCAGGGGTGACCCCAGTCATTTTGTGTGTAAGGAAATAAGTATGGCAAGTGAAGCAGGAAAAGGCAGTAAACAAAGACCGACCAATAAAGAAGCCTATGATGAGGCATATGATCGTATATGGGGTAAGAAAAAAAACAAGTCATATAAAGATACAGGAATTTACGATACAGATACAGATATCATGAACGATATAAAATATGATATCAATATCCCATCAGACCACTATGAAGAGTGAGGTGGCTAGTCCTTGCATTAAGATATGCAAGCTAGAGAATAATCATTGTGTAGGTTGTGGTAGATCCAAGCACGACATTACGCATTGGAATGAATACAGTAATGAAAAGAAGTTCCAGATTGTACGTAAATTAAAGAAACAAAAAAGATGAAAAAAGTAGAACCTATTGTCCATGCAATTATCGTTATAGCTATTATGTATTTCTTTTATGGCTTTATTCGTATGGGTTTAATTGCTTACGACTTCTTCGTATAGTTACCAAAACATATTCAATACGCCATCAATCCGTATTAAATGTCCCTGTAAGCTAATCCTATATTCATTAGGCACATAATTTTTTAAGCTAGATATCCTGTGCAGCACTTCCCCATCGTGAGCTATAATACCCCCTATTTCGTACGGTAAGTACCTTTGTAGGCCATTTTCTATATAGTCAATACCTCCCCCTCCAGTTGGTAATTTAATCGCTACAGTAAACGTAAATGGACTGTTGCTCCCTAGCCCTAAAGTAATATGTGGATAGTCTTGGTGCCATACACCCGCATGGGTAAGTAGTATTGGACTTGAAACAAAGATATGGAATGAAGGGTGGGCTAAAGTGTAGTTAAGCTTTATGGGCTCTTTGAATTGATCTGATAAGTAATCAATAATGATATCATATGTGTCGCCAAAGCTTTCACGCATGATAGGGTTAAGAATCTTAATCTCTTCTTTGTAAGCATGGGTCTTACCATCTAGGTATGCACATCTACCTAAGGTATAGAAATCAAAGTCATCTGATCTAGATATCCAATACTTCTGAAGTCTAAAGACTTTATCAGCTATCTCATCAGTGTTTATATCAAGCTTAGAACGTATAAAAGGGGACATAAGTCCCCTATTATACTACTAATCACAAAGTTACACTAAGTGCAAACTTACGATTACTTGTTCATTACGTACATAGTCACTTCGAAGCCAAATCTCATTTCTGTTGCTGCTGGTTTTGTCCACATAATGTTCTCCTTTGTAGATCAATTGTTCTAAAAAATGCTACACAAACATATTTGTGTGTAATATATGCTACACAAAGTAGTTTGTATTGCATATTCTGCTCTTTTTGCTATACAAAATCATCCATATAATCATGAGTTTTGCCTGCAAAGTATACTTTACATCTAGTTCAAGGCAAAAATGCCTCATTTTCTAATTAAATCATATACTTAATCTTACAAATTAGTCTTTTTATTTGTAATTAAACGCAAAAAAGTAATATATTGACAAATTTCTATATAACAAAACCACAATATATAGTGTTTTCTATATAACTTTTAACTATATGTTGACATTTATATAATATTCATATAATATTTCGAATGTGAGTCCCTTTCCTCACAGTCGTCCCTTTACTATCTCTCTCGGTAAAGTCTCGGTTCACCCCTCATGAACCACTTTAAAACCCTTAGGCTGATCACCTAGGGGTTTTTCTTTTCTACCACTTGCTTTTTATTTTCATTAGGTGTAAATTTATAAATAGGGAGAGATATTAAGGGGACTAGAATAACTACGCTTGTGGTTGTCCTTTCCTTTTACTATCTCCAACTCGTACTCCAAACGATATCAGTGCACCTACATGGGTGGCTTGGAAGAAAACATAGTATCCTGTCTACACCCGCAGGCTCTACTGGGTAGCGTTAAATGGCGACTACCGTGTCTGCATAGGACTGGGGTGGTACTACCTACTATGCACGCTGAAGATCATTAACTCTGTGTAGGATTGGTATAGAGTGTGTTAGCTTTACTCTGTATGGATCAATGGTGGCTCCTACCACCCTAGGTGTCCTATTGTCTAAAATTATAGAAAGGAAGGATATGGATTTTACACACGCAGTAGTAGATGACGGAGATATCATTAGAAAATATCGTTGGTCTAAACGAGAAGCCAAATGGTATAAAGATACCCATCCTGATATAGATGTGGTAGAGTTACCGAAAGCACCAAAAGAAGTGTTTAATTTTAACGACTATGAAGAAGCACCATTTTGAAAGGAAATCAAATGAATAAAGAACAAGCTATTAAAAAATTAAATGAAATGATTGAAGGTTGTATTCATGTTTATAAAGATCGTGGCATAAATAAAGAGGCACAGGATTTAGCAAAACTAGTAAGAGAAGATTGTGATGAGTTATTAAAAATTATTAACGCTTAACGAAAGGAAATGAAATGGGAGGATCTGTGTATCACAAAAAGTATTTAACGACAGAACAAGTCATTGCTATCAAGAAAGCATTGAAGACTATGCCTATTCCAAAGGTAGCTAAAGAATTCAATCTTAATAAACACAATGTAAGAAATATCTATCTTGGTATCTCATACAGAACGGTAGGTGAATGATGGCTACAAAAGCTTATACAATTAGAAAGCAGTGGAGGATTAAACTTCACGCTAAGCGTTGCCAAGATCAAGATCAATCAGATACAAGATATGCTAGAGACGCTAAAGTATTAAACAGAGCCATGGCAATTTATAAAATAGAAGGTAGAAAAGCAACATGGTAGATGCAAAGAAAACAATCATAGTTGAAAATGTTTTAGTTAAGGGTTATATTAAACACGCTAATGGTAAAAAGACTTTGTTTGAATTTAACAAACAAGACTTCACACCAAAAGCATATGAGAAAATATTTCAAGAGTTGGGGGATAAGTTTTAATGTATACACTATTTGAAGATCAGGCATTAGCATTGAAGATAAATCAGTATCTTGAATCTAAACCTAATGCAAGTAAATTAGAAGTAGAAAAAAAGTTTCATACCACATCATACAGATTAAAGATGCTAATCGAAGAAGGTCTAGTATCTTTTCAACCACCAACTGAGCCATTCTACAAACTAAGGTGGAAGAACCATGTAAAGAAAGCTAAAAAGATTCCAGACACTCTCAAATGGTATACAGATAGATATGGCGACAAAGCCATTTAATCAAGAAGTCCATGATGCTTGTGATCCACCAGCAAGAGAAGCCGTAACAAAATATATTAAGTCAGTTTGGGATATGAATGCATGGCATAATCCTAATCAATATGCAGTTGATTTAATTATCGAGAAAGACAGGGAGTTAATCGGATACGCAGAGATAGAGATGAGAGATTGGGATAAATGCCCATTCAATACAATTCATATTCCCAAGCGTAAAGATAAACTATTCAATAATGATAAGAGGACAATTTATTTTGTAGTGTCAAGGGGTATGACAAAGGCTTGGTATATTGATGTAGATGTGATTAAAAATTCATCAGTGAAAGAGATACCTAACAAAGCCGTAAGTCAAGGGGAATATTTTTATGATGTTCCTTTATACCTATTCACTGAGATAAATTTGTAGCATACAATTATAAATGAGGAATAACAATCCAGAACTACAATTGCTAGAGGATAAGGTATTAGAATTAACGCATACCATATCTGACTTAGCAGATGAAAACGATCAACTCAGAGATGTGATCGCCTCTCAGCAATGGGACGCTACACCATTTGAGAAGGATTATATTTTGGATTTAGTCAAAGAACTCAGAAACACAATCAGAATTTTAGAAATAGATAATCAAGCATTACGAGATAGTCGTGATATGTTTCAAAATAGAAACGCAGAACTACTAAAGACTATCGGTGTATTAAAGAAAAAACTACAAGCGTAGCCCACTCCACAGGGTTTGTGGAAGTTAAAGGAGATTAAATGTTAAGCTTGCGTGAGCATCAGCAAGGCGTGATTGACGCATTGAGGGACGGATTCAGACAAGGCCATAGGGCTCAGTTGTTATACGCACCCACAGGATTTGGTAAGACAGAGGTAGCTATCTACCTCATGAAAGCATCAGCAGATAAAGAATTCAGATCAGCTATGATATTGGATAGGATAGTGTTAGTAGATCAAACATCTACTCGCTTGGATAAGTATTCAATTAATCATGGTGTCTATCAAGGAACACATTGGAGATACAATACCTCAGAGCGTATCCAAGTATGTTCTTCTCAAACATTAGAAAGAAGACAAGACTTTCCTAATATTGATTTACTTATCGTTGATGAATGCCATATTGCTAGACGACAGATCACAAGGATTATTAAAGACAATCCAAAGCTTAAAGTCGTAGGCTTAACTGCAACTCCTTTTACCAAAGGCTTAGGAGATATCTATACTAACATAGTCTGCGGTTCAACCACAGAAGATCTCGTTGTGAATAAATGGTTAGCACCACTCAAAGTTTATATCGCTAAAGAGATTGATATGAAAGGTGCTAAGAAGTTAGCGGGTGAATGGTCAGCAGATGAAGTTACCAAAAGAGGTATGCAACTCACAGGAGATATTGTTCAAGAATGGATTAAGAAGACGCATGAAATATTCGGCAAACCAAGAAAGACTATTGTCTTTTGTGCGGGGGTCGCTCATGGACAGGATTTAGTTAATCAGTTTGCCGAGAAAGGATACAACTTTAAATCTATTTCTTATCGAGACAATAGTGAATTGAAGCGTCAGATCATTGAGGATTTTAGCAAACCTGATACAGAAATACACGGATTAATTGCAACAGATATCTTGACCAGAGGCTTTGATGTTCCAGATGTAATGATTGGAGTATCAGCTAGACCTTTTGCCAAGTCATTATCTTCCCATATACAACAGATGGGTCGTGTGATGCGTCCCCATGATAGTAAAGACTTTGCCTTATGGTTAGACCATAGTGGCAACTATATTCGTTTCCGTAATGAATGGGAAGAAGTCTATCATGATGGTGTTAAAGAACTCAATAGCAAGGTTGAATATACACACAAAGAACCTAGTGATCGTATCAAACAAGAAGCTAAATGTCCTTCATGTTCAGCATTATGGATTGTAGGTAATACTGAATGTCAGCAATGTGGTTATGTAAGAAAACAAAAACAATTTGCTACCACTGCGGGTGAACTCCATGAGTTAGGTATGAATGGACGGATTGATAAAGCAGAGAAGCAAGCATTCTATTCAGAACTATTACATATAGCCAAGAGTAAGAAATACAATCCTAATTGGGCTAGTCATAAGTATAGGGAGAAGTATGGTATATGGCCTCGTAATTTAGATCATGTATTGGCTGACCCAACAATCAAGACATTGAATTGGATTAAACATAAAAACATAGCTTATAGCCGTGCAACAAGGAGAAAAGTAGCATGAGATTCGAAGACTTTGCTAGAGTGCATGGGCTTATTATTAACCATGTGATTCCACATAAACAAGTGAGAACACCAACTGAGGATAAACCAAGAAGCAAGAATGGTTCTTATAAATATCTAGGTGATGTAGGCTTTGTTATGAATTGGGCTACCATGAGTGAGCCAGCGGTATGGTTTCCAGATAATCAAGAAAAAGTTAAGATACCCAACATCAATTCATTGTTCCATTCATTATCTGCATTAGATAAACAAGTCGCCCAAGAGAAAGCCTCTAAGAAAGCGGGTTGGATTATGCACCAAACCAAACTTGGTTGGCACAAATATCTTAGTGATAAAGGATTCCCATTAGAAGAGGGTGCTATATGGAATAATAAAGGCGAACCTTTACTAGTGATACCCATGCGTATCGACAGAAGAATTGTCGGTTGTCAGCTCATCAATAACAAGGGGGATAAGAAGTTCCTCAATGGTCAAACGACCAAAGGGGCAGTCTTTACCTTTAACGCAAAGGGATTTCCCATATTCTGCGAAGGTTTTGCTACGGGTCTCTCCATAAGGGAAGTATTGAAAGCTAGCAATATCAAGTATTGTATTTATGTTTGCTTCAGTGCAACTAACATGGAGTTCGTAAGTAGGAAGTTTAGGGAGGGTCTCATTATCGCTGACAATGACACAAGTAAGGTTGGAGAATCCTCTGCCCTTAAAACAGGCAAGCCTTATTGGCTCAGCGACACAATCAGGGAAGACTTCAATGATTATCATAATAGAGTAGGCACAAAAATTGCCTCAGTCGCCTTAAAAGAAAAACTAATTGAAATAGGTGCGGTATAGGGTATCCGAAGATACCCGTCCCGTTAATAGAAGTATAGATTATTTACTTGAGCAACTAAAGGCTTTTTGAAAACATTTTTGTTAGGGTGTATTCTTGAGTCGTGGAAGAATTGAGAATGCCCAACAGGATTATATGTATAGCCTTTAGCTTTAGTTAAGAACTTGACTGCTTGTAGTTTATAAGTAAGTAATTGAACTTGGTTAGGTTCTTTTGCCTTACCTTGCTGAATCAAAGTAATATACTCGAATTGCTTTGGTTCATACACTACATCACACACTTTGCTAATCGTTTTGGCTCTGTTCATAACAACATTATAAACTGCCATTTGATTATTAAAGTTATCACCCGCTTCACCAAATAATACAAGGGCTAAACAGGTGCTTGCTAGGTCTAATTCAACCATAACATCTCCTTATTGTTATAAAGATAACGCACAGGTTATCAGTATTATCAAGGGTTTCATAGATTACACCACTTGATATCTGTGTTAAAATGAGCATAGCGAACGAAACTTTTAGCCTTGTTCGTGGTCAAATTTATCTTGTATCTCCACTATCCTAAAATCTTCTCGGTCTGGGACATCTGGCATGAATTCCTCTTTGAACGCATAATCACAATCCTCAAAGAAATCCATTAAAGCAATTTCCGCCTCTTCCTTTGTGTCAAAAATGGTCGGCTCATCTTCAACCGACCATGTATTAGTCCAACCACCACATAAACAAAACTCTTGCACTTCGTAAGCCATGATTAAACTCCTTTCAAATAATTGTTATAATTATCTATTTGTGTTTTAGATAGCTTGTTATGGATCGGATCATCATAAAATTGATTGTCGTTAGTCTTATCAACGCAAACAATAGAAACAAAATGATTGCCATATTGATTACATAAATCTTCCATAAAAGCTTTAGTATCTAATTCGCCCTCAAATTTTGTATTAGCTATATCTAAAATAAATCTAGGCATTTTTATCCTCCTATCTTAAATTGGTCTTGGCTTCTTGATTCAAAGCCATAAGATCAACGCAATTATTGAATCTTTTAACTGCTTCATGGCGAATAGCTTCCATGAGATCAAGATATTCTTCGTCCTCAACTCCGCCTATTTCCTCTGCATCTTGCATAGCACTTAAAACTTGATTGAAAATTACTTTTGCACCATAGTTCATGATCTATCCTCCGCATAAAGTCTATTCACTTCTCTCTCATCTAATCCAACTTTGCCAATTAAATGATGTCTAAGAGCCTTTAAATCTATCTCTTTAGTTTCTATTTCCATGCAATACCACTCTAGTTCTTTCTTACCTATGTATTCCAAAGCATAATTTACTAATTTACTCATTATGATTGTTCTCCCTTAAATAGATCGTTTAACTTAACCACTTTCTTAAAAATGCGATTGATATTGGCACATTGTTTGAGTTCTTGCGGTATATTGTTCTCACAATAATCTACTAAACACCAATACAAAAAGTCCAACTCTTTCTCTGATAATTTACTCATTATTTTCCTCCTCATCATTAAAAAGGTAAGCAATATCCTCCATTATCATTCTGATAGTTTCATCAGAAAGGGATTCGCCATTCAAAGTTCTCGTTAAAACACCCTCTTGATATACATCAAGATTAATTCCTATTGAAAAATCACTCATCTTCGTCCTCCTCGTCATCATCTTTCATATCATCTAATTCTTTCTGTAATTCTTCCATGCTCATGTTTTTATAGCCTTTAAATCCATACATAAGCAAGTCATAAATAACACCATCATTTACTTCCATGCTGTTTTGACACATAGAAAAATTAAGCTCTATTAGCTCTTTTATTATCTCTTCTTTATTCATGTTATTCCTCCACGCTATCTATTGTAAAATTATCGCTATCGCAAGGCTCTAAATTACCAAACCTTAAGTCATTAAACTTCTCAATAGCTTCCTCTTTTGTTTCTGCCTCAATATCTTCCTTGTAAAATACTTGTTCACTTGCTCTTATTCTAAATGTTTTCACACTAATTCCTCCTCTAACAATTGTATTTGTTCTACATGGTAGCCCTCAAAATCTATATCTATTAAATAAATAATGTCTTCGTCCATTTTTTGCCCTAGTCGAAGTTCTCTAAACTCATCTTTGCTATACCAATAATAAACTTGGTTATCTAAATAGCTATCTACATATTCATCATGCCATTCATCATAGACCGCAATCCTTGATTCGAATATTTCCTCAAGTTCAGTATTGAGCCTTTTAATTGGATAAATCTTTACATAAGTGTGCATAATTAACCCTTTCTAGTTAAGATTATCGAAATGATAATCAGATAGCACTCCAAAGAATGCTATCGGATTTCACTCAAATAGTTGGTATAACCGCTAGTTTTTCATCAGAAGTATATAATGCACCTCCATTATTACCCTCGTCATCACTTTGAGGAATTATCCATGAGCCATCAGTAAAGTCTATAACGACAGGCTTTTTATGCCACATAAAATCGTTCATTTCCTTATCTGTCATATATCTAACCGATTTAATAGTCTTACCTATCAAAAAATCACCAACCTTTTTATTCCACTTATTAGCAATATCTAACTCATATGCTTTTCGTTCTTGTGCGTTCATATACCCTCCATAGTTGATCTCAACATATTAAAAACATCATTACTAATATCCTTATATCCCTCAATCTCTCTATCGGATACAAAGCCATTATCTAGGTCGTTTGCATAGTCTCCTTGCACTACAACACGATTCCCAGCCCACGAACCTACTAACTCATGCTCTCTTACATCGCCACCCCCACGACCATTCGAATTGGCTAACAATAAGAATAATGCAGTAGAGGTAGAAAGATCATGCCCTACTTGCTCTAGTAGCTTTAATCCATTATTGATTCCATGCGGATTAATGTATTCCTGTTTATCTATGTTATAGACTTTATGATACTGTCCCATTATTTATCCTTTCATAAAATTTATCAAAATCTTCTCCATAAAAACCTCTAGGGCAACCTTTGGTTATTCGCCACCAACTATCCTCATTATGACAACTACTAGAAAATTCAAAATCAATGTTTATCCAACTATATAAGTCATCTCTTCCGTCTTCTTCTTCATAGGCTTGGGTTCCCCAATCACTTACCTCTGCCTTATCAAGCGTAAAGTCATCTTCACCAAATAACTCTATACCAACATAACTTGCTATAAAGTCTTTAAACTTATCTACATCTTCCTCTTTTAAGTATGTCATTGTGCCTCCCATGTTTTAATTTGTTCTAATAAACTTTCAGCTAGTTCATATCTACCCTCGTAAATGCCCTCGCTTCCGTCTGTTAAGTTTCCCTCATCTAAAGTATCACTAGCGTCTTTTGAAGCGGTAATACAATAGTTTTTTACTAAAGCTAAAATTGCCTTGTGATTGCTCATTTTGTCTCCTCATAAGTATCAATCTCAACATCATCGTATCCGTCCTCCAAGTATTCTTTCTTTAATGATATGGCTTGATGATAGTTCAAATAACTATGTTCCTCACAACCACCCACCCATACAGAATAATTGCCTAACGAAAGCGTGTCTTTCTCTTCTTTGTATAACTCTCGTGTAATTCTTTCTATTTCTGTAAATAAATTCATACAGCCTCCTTGTTTTGTTTAACTTCACGATTAATTTTCCGCCAAGCCTTGACCAAAGCGAAGCGTTTAGCCTCTAACTCTGTTCTAGGTGTAGCCCATTGATAATAATTGTATCTAAAGAAATTATTAGCCTTGATTTTGTCATAATCTGCTTTCATATTGCCTCCTTAAAAAATAAGCCTCATTCGCAGTCTATAAAATTCATTCCTCGCCCTACGGCTTGATAGGAATAATATCAACATTCCATATATCCATTATCATTTTGAGACTATAAAGCTTTAACGGATAAGGTTCGCATGATTCATCTTGATTGAGTTCCCTAAAATAGTCGATAATTTCCGCCCTTGTTCGTGGTTCATCTCTTCCCCACTCGCAGAAATTGCCTCCCTCATTGTCAAATACAAAGTATTTCATAATGTCCCCTCAAAAATGGCTAATGTTAGCCCTTAAGCCCTCAAATAAGGGCTTAAAGATAACACTATGCAAAGGCTAAAGCGTATTGTTTAGGCAGTGTGCGGTCTAAATAGTCCGCTTGTGATTTTGCTTCCTCCAAGCAGAAATTAGAATGACCAAGATAGCCTCCGCATGAGTCCAAAAATTCGCCCTGTTCATCATATATAGAATATCCGTAGCAGTTCCCAACGAGATAATCGTTATATGTCTCGACTTCTTGACGCATAGCTTTGAAAGGGTCTTGAATGCCCTCATCTCGTGCTTTTTGTTTTGTGATGTATATAAAACCGACTTGTCCGCTATCAAAGGGACAATGAAAAGGTGTCGTGCTGATTGTGATGCCTCCATGATCGTATAAATAAAGAGGCAGAATGAATAAATTAGCCTTATTCGCAGTCAAAAATTCCTCAAACGATTGAGGGCTTTCGAATTCGTGCTTATCGCCCAAAGTATAGCGACCATGAAAGCAGACCATTTTAGAGCGGTTATCCCACTCACGAGGGCTAAAAGGTTCGTGATCTTGATAAATTTGAATGTTAAAGCCCTTATAAGACAAACTTTCTACTATGTTTTCCATAATTAACCTTTCTATTAATCGGCTAAAATTAGCCCTTTAAAGCCCTATTTCTAAGGCTTTAAAAGATAATTTTAAGCGGTCTCTTCTTCCTCTTCTCTTATATATTCCCCTTGTGTGATCTGATATGCGACCCACTCAACCGCAAACCATATAACAGAGTTCGCAAAATTTGTGTAAGTTTCCATATTGTCATTAATATAACGAGGGAAGCCACTTTCCCCCATAACGCTGTTATATTCATCAATGATTTCAAAACAATCCTCTTTAAATTGTTCAAAGTATCGAATCGTGTCTGAATAATAAATAAAATCACCGAAACCACCTTGACAGCCATACCTAGCACAGTCCGCAAGTTCGTTGTGTGTGTAATTTTCTCTCAAATGTTTTTCAAGTTCTCTCATGATTAAGCCCCTATGCATAATAAATAAGTTAAAAAGATAACCGCTAAATATATAACGACCATAAAAAGAAAGCCGTCTTTAGTGTATTTTCTAGACTTCATTTTGTTCCGCCTCCTCAAATGCTAACCAAAGATAAAGAAAAGCCACAGCGAAGCAAAGACCGCCAATTAAAGCTTGTCCAAGAAAGCCGATGCAAATTAGTCCAATGATTGACATAAGGCAGAATTGAATACCCCTAGCTATAACGTTATAGTTCATTATTTGCCCTCCTTATATTGTCTTAAAATGTCCCTAGCATCAGTAAGAGGGATATTAAAAACCGCTTGTATGGTTTCCGCTTTCACCTCTTTATTGTGCATTTTGTCCAAAGTATTAAGAATCCATTCATATTTTAAAATTGACTGTTTATCCATGATTAACCCCTTTTAAATTAGAAAATGCTAATTTATTACATAAGACATCTAACCTATAAAGCCTATTAATTAGGATAGATTCATAACTAGACTTGTTATCCTTAGTTTTAAGATTAAGCCATAACTTATTTTTTACCTTTAAAGCCTTTTCATATTTACTCATGGTTAAGCCCTTTCAATTAATAGAGATTAACAATTAACCTCTTAAAAGAGATTATGCCGAAGCTTTTAATAGAATGCAAACTATTTAAGCAATTATTTACGACTGATAAAACACCCCTAAAGAATAGCCACAAGAGGCGAAGCCAAACAGCCCAAGATATGCCCTTTTCCTTATAGATAGTATAAGAAGCGATATAGTAAAGAGATCAATTAATGCCTATACCTTACCCTTAACCGATATGAGATCGTTCGTTATGGTTCGATTCTGTGCGTCCTTTTTCTTGTATTATGTAAAATTGTCCTTTATAATGACCTTTTTAGATATTCCTATTAAATACCTATGACAATTAAATTAACACGGAAGCAAATCAAAGAAGGGCTTGAGCAGTTTCCAATAGACACCTTACTTATGGGACAGCCCAAGACATTGACCAAGAAGCAAAAAGACTTTGCCGAAGCTGTAGCGATGGGGAAGCCAAAAGCCCAAGCGTATCGAGAAGCCTACGACACAGAAGCCAAACCCACAACCCAAGCCACCGAAGCCCAAAAGCTTATGAAAAACCCTCACATTAACACAATGATAGAGGCGGTTAAGGTATCAATAGAAGCCCAAAAATATCTTTTCCCCGCTCATTTAAGAAGCTTAGCCATACAAAAACTCACCGAGAAAGCCCTAGACGATAAAGTTCCGCCTAGTGTTCAAGTAAAAGCCTTAGAATTGATAGGCAAGATGACAGAAGTAAGCCTATTCACAGAGCGTAAAGAGATCATTAAGACGGACAACACGACAGAAGCCAAGACTAAACTATTAAAGACATTAGCCCAAGCCATAGCCACAAGCCGAAGCATTAGCACAGATAAGAAAAGGGACGCTGAAAGCCTATTAAAAGAGATAACAGGCGAGACAATAGACCACGAGCCAACCATTTTGCCGACCGATTCCGAGATGAACGAAAACGACCAAGCCGAGACCCCACCCACTCCGACCCCCCAAAATGCAGATTTTTTGGAGGCTGCACCTACGCATAGTATTCCACACAATCAATCCACGGACTTCAACAAACGTATTCTCAACCAGAAGCTTTCGCTCTCCGACATGGAAACACCCCCCTTATCAAACGAGAATCAAGAGGGGGAGGGGGTATCAATTTTACATAATACCGAACCTAAGGATGTTATTAGAGACACCCCCCCTATAGAAATTGGGTCCCATACCGCCCTAGATCCTATACCAGATGCAAAATGGACAGAAGTATGAGGATAGACGTGTCTATGCTATATGTTCACCTTACCTGGTCTCTATGGTTCTTTATCTATGCTATTACATCCATATATGGATTTTACATAATATGGACTGATCTCAAGAATGTGGCGGGGCGGGAAGATTTTGTAATGGCTTTACTTATATCCCTATGGATTGTTTTTGCCTATGGATTATGGGCAGCGACTAAGAGGTTTGCATGAACGACTACGAATATGAATTAGACAAATCCACAGGTGAAGTGGTAAAGAAGTATGTGGAGATTTTACATAATAATGGATTTAAGCAAAACAAACTAGACTACAGTCCAGAGTTTAAGTTTTGGTATGAACGAGTCTTCTGCCAAAGTCCCCATATGTGTCACTTAAAATATGACGATGAAAAGATGTGGGAAGCTTGGAAGGCAGCTAAAGGAGATACTAAATGAGCTGGAACTACAGAATCATGAAAAAGTATGATCCTCATATGGAGGAAGACTTTTATGTCTTAACAGAAGTATTTTATGAGAAGGATGGGACATTAATGGCCTATTCAGAACATGAAGAGATTATGGCAAGTAGTCCAGAAGAGATTGTAACCGTATTAGAGATGATGCTAAATGATGCGACTAAGGATCAACCTATATTGACTGAGGATGACTTTAAAGTATGACCCCAGCACAAAAAGAGATATTCTTAATCGTAGACGAGTTTTGGAAACTCTACGGCTTTGGTCCTACTATTGATGATGTCATGCGTCTTACTGGCGAAAAAGGTAGAGGAAATGTTGCAAGGAAGATGCAGATACTTATCGAGATCGGGGTATGCAAAGGAGTCAAAGGTAGAGCTAGATCTATCCGACCTGCAGGATTAAGGGTGCGTAATCTTGAGTAAAGAGATGACAGAAGACGAAAAGATTCTTCAGCTCATTAATATGCTCTCTGAAGATGAGCAGTCTCGTATATTGGAGTCAGCTGCAGAGTATGACAATGCTTTAACTAGAGAAAAAGGTCAAGATGACTTTCTAGCTTTTGTCCATACTATGTGGCCAGGGTTTATTGATGGCCGCCACCATGCTTTAATGGCAAAGAAGTTTGAAGAGATTGCAGAAGGCAAGACTAAGCGATTAATCATCAATATGCCTCCTCGACATACAAAGTCAGAGTTTGCCTCATTTATGTTACCCGCTTGGTTCTTAGGTAAGTTTCCAGGCAAGAAGATTATCCAGTGTTCTAATACAGCTGAACTTGCAGTTGGGTTTGGACGAAAGGTCAGAAATCTGGTAGACTCAGAGGCATATGCTAAAGTTTTCCCAAATGTCGCCCTTCGTTCTGACTCTAAAGCTGCTGGTCGTTGGAGTACTAATGCTAATGGTGAGTACTTTGCTATTGGTGTGGGTGGTACTGTCACTGGTAAAGGAGCTGACCTTCTCATCATTGACGACCCGCATTCAGAACAAGAAGCAGCGTTAGCTGCTGGAGACCCATCCGTATTCGATAAAGTATACGAGTGGTATACATCTGGTCCTCGTCAACGTTTACAACCTGGAGGCTCTATTGTAGTCGTGATGACTCGTTGGGCTAAACGAGACTTGACTGGAAAGATCTTACAATCCATGACAGATCGTGATGGCGATGAATGGGAGATTATTGAACTTCCAGCAATCCTGCCAAGTGAAAAACCTTTATGGCCAGAGTTTTGGTCTTATGATGAATTAAGCAAATTAAGAACTGAACTTCCATTATCTAAATGGTCAGCACAGTATCAACAAAATCCAACATCTGAAGAAGGTGCTTTAGTTAAGCGTGAATGGTGGCAAGAGTGGGAAGCAGAGTATCCACCACCATGTCAATTCATTATTCAATCATGGGATACTGCTTTTACAAAGTCAGAACGTGCCGACTATTCAGCGTGTACAACTTGGGGAGTATTTTACAAAGATGAAAATGAAATGGATCCCAATATTATTCTTCTTGATGCTTTTAAAGAGCGTATGGAATTTCCAGAACTTAAGGCAAGAGCAATGGAATACTACCAAGAATGGCAACCAGATGCCTTTATTGTGGAAGCAAAAGCCTCTGGAGCCCCGTTAGTCTTTGAATTAAGAAGGATGGGAATACCCGTTCAGGAGTTTACACCAACACGAGGAAACGATAAAATAAGCAGATTAAACTCTGTAACAGATTTATTCGCTTCTGGCAAGGTATGGGCACCACGCAAAAGGTGGGCCGAAGAAGTCATAGAAGAGATGGCTGCCTTTCCCAATTCAGACCACGATGACTTAGTGGACTCTTCAACCCAAGCTCTTATTCGGTTTAGAAAAGGAGGATTCGTTAATCTTCCTACAGACGAACCAGATGAACCAAGAGAATTTAGACGCAAAGTAGCATATTACTAAGGAAAAATTATGGCAATCGACAAAGCACTATACGAAGCACCTCAAGGTCTTGCAGCAATCGAGCAAGCTCCCCCAATAGAAATTGAAATTGAAGATCCAGAATCTGTACATATTGGTATAGGTGATATGGAAATTGATCTTGAAAAAGCGGAAGACAATGAAGAGTTTAATAAAAACTTAGCAGAAGAGTTAGATGCTGGCACTTTAAATCTTTTAGCAGGTGATTTAATTGGTGATTTTGATGGAGACGTAGCTTCTCGTAAAGACTGGATTCAAACTTATGTCGATGGTTTAGAACTTCTAGGCTTAAAGATTGAAGAACGTTCAGAACCATGGGATGGTGCGTGTGGAGTCTATCACCCTATCCTAGCTGAAGCGGTTACTAAATTCCAATCAGAAACAATCATGGATACTTTCCCAGCAGCTGGTCCTGTGAAGGGCGAGATTATTGGTAAAGAAACACAAGATAAAAAAGATGCAATGGAGCGTGTCGTTGATGACATGAACTATGAATTAACAGAACGCATGACTGAATATCGTTCAGAACATGAACGTATGTTATGGGGCACAGCATTATCTGGTAACGGTTTTAAAAAGGTTTATGTAGATCCAGGTCTTGATCGTCAAGTATCTATTTATGTACCTTCAGAAGATTTAGTTGTACCTTATGGTGCTTCTAATTTAGAAACTGCAGAGCGTGTATCTCACGTCATGCGTAAAACAGAAAATGAATTATTAAGATTACAACTTGATGGCTTCTATCGTGATGTTGAATTAGGTGCACCACAAAATACATTAGATGAAGTTGAGAAGAAGATTGCAGAGAAGTTAGGCTTCCGTGCAACAACTGATTCAAGATATAAACTTATTGAAATGCAAGTTGATTTAGACTTGCCTGGTTTTGAACATGAAGATGAAAAAGGTAATAAGACTGGTCTTAAACTTCCTTACATTGTAACGATTGAATACGGCAGTATGCAAGTATTAGCAGTAAGACGTAACTGGGAACCAGATGATGAAACATTCCAAAAACGTCAACACTTTGTTCATTATCCATACATTCCAGGTTTTGGATTCTATGCTTTTGGTTTAATCCACTTAATCGGAGGGTTTGCTAAATCTGGTACATCCATATTACGTCAATTAGTAGATGCTGGTTCCCTTGCTAACCTTCCAGGTGGATTCAAAACTCGTGGTTTACGTGTAAAAGGTGATGATACACCGATTGCTCCAGGCGAATTTAGAGATGTAGACGTACCTTCTGGCACGATGAAAGACAACATCATGCCATTACCTTACAAAGAACCATCACAAACACTCATTCAACTACTCAATCAGATCATTGATGAAGGTAGAAGGTTTGCTGCAGCTGGTGATTTGAAGGTTGCAGATATGTCTGCTAACTCACCAGTAGGCACAACACTGGCTATTTTAGAAAGAACACTCAAAGTGATGAGTGCAATTCAAGCTCGTATGCACTTTTCAATGAAAAATGAGTTCAAATTACTCAAAAAGATCATTGCAAGCTACGCTCCAGCTGATTATTCATACCAACCAGTCACAGGTGACCGTAAAGCTCGTAGAAAAGACTACGAAATGGTCAACATTATCCCTGTTTCTGACCCAAATGCAGCCACAATGTCACAAAAAGTGGTGCAATACCAAGCAGTTTTACAACTTTCACAAACAGCTCCTCAACTTTACAACCTACCATACTTACATCGTCAGATGTTAGAGGTATTAGGCATCAAAAATGCTGAAAAATTGGTACCGTTACCTGAAGATGAGAAGCCATTAGACCCTGTGACAGAGAATATGAATGCATTAAAGAACAAACCTTTAAAAGCTTTCATGTATCAGGACCATCAATCTCATATTGCGATTCATTTAGCACTATTAAACGATCCAAAAGTGAGAGAAACGATTGGTCAAAACCCACAAGCTCCTATGATTGCACAAGCATTACAAGCTCATATCACAGAACACATTGGTATGGAGTATAAACGTCAAATGGAACAACAAATGGGTATTAATATTCCATACAACGATCTTGATGCTGATGATGAATCAACTAAATTATCACCAGAACAAGAAATGCAAATTGCTCGTATGGCAGTTCCAGCAGCACAAAACTTACTCAATCAAAATCAGACTGAAGTTGCAGCACGTAATGCTCAACAAGCAGCTCAAGACCCAATCGTTCAAATGCAAATGAAAGAACTTCAATTAAAAGCTCAAGAAGTTGAGATCAAGATGAAGAAAATGCAAATTGAAGCAGCAGCTAAAGCTGATCAAATCCGTGTTGAAGAAGCTCGTATTGCAGCCCAAAAAGAAATTGCTGGTATGCAAGCTACAGTAAAAGCACAATCTGATAAAGCACAAATTGCTTCCAAAGAAAAAATAGAAGGCTTTAAGATGGGTTCTGAAATTGGTAAAGCAAAAGCCCAAATGGCATCGCAATCAAAACAAAAACAACAACCTTCAAACAAGGAAACTAAATGAATGAATACGAAGTTATATTAAGAGAAATAGATGTACAGGTAAGAAACTTAGAAGAACATTTAGGTACTGGCATGGCCAAAGACTATGCTGAATACCAAAATATATGTGGAAAGATATCAGGTCTACTTTCTACACGAAGATACATACAAGACCTTCAAAAAAATATGGAGAACTCAGATGAGTGAAATACTAATCGGCTCAAACCCCGATGATGTAAACGCAACAACATCTCTGCCCCAAACAGCAGAAGAAAAAGCAAAGCAACTCCCAGAGGTTTCAGGTTATCGTATCTTATGTGCGATCCCAGAAGCTGAAGAAAAATACGATAGCGGACTTATTAAATCTAATGAAGCTATGAGAAATGAAGAAGTTTTATCTACAGTATTCTTTGTAGTTAAAATGGGTCCAGATTGTTACAACGACAAGACAAGATTTCCGTCAGGTCCTTGGTGCAAGGTTGGAGACTTCATCTTAGCCCGCCCTAATTCAGGCACACGCTTGAAAATTCACAACAGGGAATTCCGAATAATTAATGATGATAGTGTCGAAGGGATTGTACAAGATCCTCGTGGCATTAGTCGTGTTTAAGGAGAATATAAATGGCTGATGATGATTTTAAATTTCCAGATGAAATCGAAAATGAAGCACCCGCTCCAGAAGTAGAAGCATCTGCAGAAGATAAGATTGAAATTGAAATAGTGGATGATCGTCCTGAAGAAGATCAAAAGAATGCTCAACCACTACCAGAAGCAATTGTAAAAGAAATTGATGAAGACGACTTGGAGAAGTATAACCAAGAAGCTAAACAACGTCTTTTACAAATGAAAAAACTCATCAATGATGAGCGTAGAGCAAAAGAACAAGCATTACGTGAGCAACAAGAAGCTATCCGTGTTGCACAATCATTAGTTGAAGAAACCAAAAAACTTAAAGGCCGTCTAACAGAAGGCGAAAAAGTATACGTTTCTAATGCTAAAGAAGGTGCAGAACGACAATTAGAGCTAGCTAGAATCGCTTATAAAGAAGCATATGATTCTGGTGATGCTGAAAAAGTTGTAGAAGCTCAAGAAAAACTTACAGAAGCTAAGTTCAAAATGCATCAAGTTGAGTCTTATAGACCACAATATGATGAAAATGCTTTACAAACCGAAGAAAATGAGGTAAAAATACCAGAACAGTCACAACAACCGCAACGTTTGGATTCAAAAACCCAAGCATGGCTAGATAAAAATAGCTGGTACGGTACTGATGACGATATGAGTTTCCTCGCAATGGGTATTCATAGACGACTAGAACGTGATGGAGTCACTACTGGCTCTGATCAATACTGGAACGCTATTGATACCGAAATGCGTAAAAGATTCCCAGAGAAGTTCGCTGGCGAAAATACCGCAGAGACCAAAGACTCTGTTAAAAAACCTTCAACGGTCGTAGCCCCTGCGACTAGATCTACATCCCCAAAAAAGATTAGACTAACGCAAACACAATTAGCTTTGGCTAAAAAGTTCAAACTTTCTCCAGAGCAATATGCTATGGAATTAACTAAATTGGAGTCCCAAAATGGCTGAAAATAGAATTCCCCGTGAAATTGATAACCGTCAACAGGCAGAACGCCCTAAACAGTGGCAAGCTCCTGAATTGTTACCAGAACCAGATAAACAAGCTGGCTTTGCGTACAGATGGATTAGAGTTTCGATGCTGAACTCAGCAGACCCACGCAATCTCAGTACTAAACTTAGAGAAGGCTGGGAACCTGTAAGAGCAGAAGAGCAACCTAAATTTCAACTGTTAGTCGATCCCGAAAGTCGTTATAAAGACAACATCGAGATTGGCGGATTATTACTTTGTAAGACACCTATTGAATTAGTCGAACAAAGAACAGAGTACTATGAGAAGCAAACGCAATCTCAAACAGACGCTGTAGACAATAATCTTATGCGTCAAAACGATCCTAGAATGCCTCTCTTTAATGAGAGAAAATCTTCGACAAGTTTTGGCAAAGGTTAATTTTTTTAATTCAAGGAGATTTTTATGGCTTATCCAACCATTTCAGCTCCGTACGGATTTGAAGCAGTTAATCGTTTTGATGGTATTCCTTATGCTGGCGCAACATTACAGTATAAAATTAGTGGTTCTTACAACACACCCATCTACAACGGTGCATCTGTTAAACTCGTAGCGGGCGGTACTATTGAATTATCTGGTGCAACAACTACTGGTACTATTATCGGTGTTGCTACTGGTTTCCAATATACAAACTCATCAGGTCAAACAGTTCAAGCTCAATACTATCCAGGTACTAGCGTAACTAACGCTATTGCTTATGTAGTTGTTGATCCTACAGCTGAATTTAAAGTAGCATTAACAGCATCAGGTGCTCCAACAGTAGTGGTAGGTGCTAACGCAACTATCGTTGGTGCTAACGTTGCTGAAATCCAAAACGGTACAGGTTCTACAACAACAGGCAATTCACAAGCTTCAGTTGTTATTCCTGGAACTGGTACTGGTTCAGCTACAACATTACCATGGAGAGTTGTTTCAGTCGTTCCAGATACAGCATATGTATCAGGTGGCGTAACACTTTACCCAGAAGTAATTGTAAAAGTTAACAACCCACAATTGACTGCCCTAACAGGCACCAATTACACAGCTTAATAAGGAGAAAAAAACATGGCTATTTCACGTGCACAGCTCCTAAAAGAGCTATTACCAGGTCTTAATGCGCTATTCGGTTTAGAATACGCAAGATATGGCGAAGAACACAAAGAAATCTACGAAACAGAGACTTCAGAGCGTTCATTCGAAGAAGAAACAAAACTATCAGGCTTCTCAGCAGCACCAGTCAAAAACGAAGGCACAGCAATCGCTTATG